AAATGAAATCCCCAGCAACCAAAATAAGCTGCTGGGGGTTTCTTAGGAGATTAAAATCGATGGGCTTTGCCCCTATTGTAACTTTTCATCCTCATTTGGCTTGCAGTGTATTTACCTGGATTAAGGTCATCAATATTGCCATGAATAAGCCGGTTACCCCTTCCAAGTGAAATCCACTCCATTTGGATTTCATTGTATTTACCTGGATCCAGGTCATCAATATTGCCACAATGTTGACCTTTGCCTCTTCCAAGGGAAATACGCGCCATTTGAAGGGCATTATATTTGCTTGGGCACAAATCATCGATATTTCCCCAATCTTCACAACCTCCCCTTCCAAAGGAAACCAAATCCATTTGGCGGGCATTGTATTGGGCTGGATTAAGATCATCGATATTGCCGTAATCTGTGTTGTTTCCCCGCCCAAGTGAAATCCAAGCCATTTGGTTGGTGTCGAATTTGCTTGGATCCAGATCATCCACATTTGCGTAATTCGCATCAGGGCTTTGCCCGTTTGCAATTATTTTTAATTGCGATTTGTTGTATTTTTTCATAATTATCTCCTAATTATTTATTGAAATTGGCTGGGAACTATTTTCTCAACCCTATATAAATTATATGACAATCTTTATTAAAAATCAACCCCTTTTAATATTATTTTGATGAAATCCAAATGAAATCCAAATGAAATCCAAATGAAATCCAAATGAAATCCAAATGAAATCCCCAGCAACCAAAATAGGCTGCTGGGCTATATAGGGGCGATTAAATTTATTTGCCGCGGCTTATTGAACTTTTAAACATTTTCCAAGCATCATATTCTGCGGGGTTTAGATCATCAATGTTTCCATATTCTTTATCCTTTCCCCTTCCTCGGGCAATCCAATACATCTGCAAGTCATCATACTTGCTTGGGCATAGATCATCAATCCTCCCCAAATTTGGGTTATTTCCTCTCCCATCCGCAATTACCTGCAATTGTTTTTTGTTGGCTTTTTTCATAATTATCTCCTAATTATTGATTGAAATTGCTTGGGGATAATTTCCCAAACCTTATATATAATTATAGGACACCGCATCCTAAAAAGCAACCCCTTTTTAATATTTATTTTTGCTTTTATTTGGCTGCAGCAAAGCAAATTAAAAGGCGCCAAGCAATGAAATCCAAATGCAATCCAAATGCCTTGGGCTTAGCTTTAGCAATGCAAATAAGGCATAAAATTTTATATGCAGGGGTATGCAATAGGCTTGGGATATAAGGCTTAAAATTTCGCCATTATAGGCGCCATTATAGCCAAAATGCTTAAATAGGGGCAATAAAAGGATTCCTTATTATTAGGGATTTTAAGGGCGTTAAAATGGATCCCATTTAATCCAAAGGGATTGGGCTTGGATTTAAGCCTTAGGCATCAAAAGGATTGGGGTGCAGCAGGGATAAAATAGTTGATGGGGATAAGGGTATTATAATAAGCCAAAAGATAAGCAAGGATCCAAAAGCCAAAATTGCTTATTAAAGTTTATAAGATGCAAAAAGGAGTTATTATATGCCAAATCAAAAATTAGCCCAAGCCAAAGAATTGGCTGATAAGCTGAGCCAAATCGCCAAAATTGCTGCAACCCTATATAAAGAAAAGCAACCCCAAAATCTAAATCCAAAAGAAAAGCATTTAATTGAATTATTAAAGGATATTGGATTATTGCCCAAAACCAATATGGGGATGCAGCAGCAAACTAAAGGCAATAAAAAAGCCCAGCAACCAAAATAGGCTGCTGGGCTTTAATGGAGGATTAAATTTATTTGCCGCGGAGTCGGGAAATTTCTTCCATCTGGCGGGCATTATATTTGCTTGGGCATAAATCATCAATATTCCCAAATTCCGGATCCAAGCCCCTTCCAAGGGAAATTGCTTCCATTTGGGCAGCATCAAATTTTGCTGGATCCAGATGGTCAATATTGCCAAATTTTGGATCGCCGCCCCTGCCACTTGAAACTGAGCGCATTTGTCCTCCATTATATTCAGCTGGGCACAAATCCTTGATATTTCCAAAATCTTTGTCCTTGCCTCTTCCAAGTGAAACCCCCATCATCTGCCCGTTATCATATTTGGCTGGATCCAGATTATCTATATTTCCAAAATCCGCATCTTTGCCTCTTCCAAGGGAAATACGCATCATTTGGAGGGCATTATATTTTGCTGGGTCCAAATCATCGATATTCCCAAAATCTTTATCTTTGTTTCTTCCAATTGAAATCCAAAGGATTTGATTTTTATCGTATTTTTTCATAATTATCTCCTAATTATTGATTGAAAATTGGCTGGGGATAATTTCCCAAACCTTATATATAATTATAGGACACCCCATCCTAAAAAGCAACCCCTTTTAATATTTATTTTGGATTTATTTTGCTGCAGCAAAGAAAATTAAAGGCAATAAAAAAGCCCAGCAACTAAAATAAGCTGCTGGGCTTTAAATGGGGATTAAATCCTATTTGCCGCGGATTTTGGAAATTGCTTCCATTTGGGGCGCCTTATATTTTCTTGGGCAAAGATCATCAATATTGCCAAAATCCTGGGATTTGCCCCTTCCAAGCGAAATGGCTTCCATTTGGGGCGCCTTATATTTTCTTGGGCAAACATCATCAATATTGCCATAAATTTCATTGCAGCCCCTTCCAAGCGAAATATTTTCCATTTGGATGGGCTTATATCTGCTTGGGCAAAGATCATCAATATTTCCATAATATGGATCGCAGCCTCTTCCAAGCGAAATATTTTCCATTTGGCTGGGCTTATATTTGCCTGGGCAAAGATCATCAATATTGCCATAATCCTGATCTGAGCCCCTTCCAAGGGAAATCCAATGGCATTGAAAATGATTATATTTGCTTGGGCAAAGATCATCAATATTCCCAAATTCCTGATCGCGTCCCCTTCCTCGGGCAATCCAAGCCATTCGCTTGGCGCCATATTCCACCGGATTAAGATCATCAATATTGCCAAATTTTTTATTCTTTTTCCCTTTGGCAATTATTTTTAATTGTTTTCTATTATATATTTGCAGCATAATTATCTCCTAATTATTTATTGAAATTGCTTGGGATAATTTCCCAAACCTTATATATAATTATAGGACACCTCATCCTAAAAAGCAACCCCTTTTTAATATTTATTTGGCTGCAGCAATCCAAATGCAATCCAAATGCAATCCAAATGCAATCCAAATGCAATCCCATTAAAGGCAAAATAAAAAGCCAGGCGCCAGCAATGCAATCCAAATGGCTTGGGCTTAGCTTTAGGGATGCAAATAAGGCATAAAATTTTATATGCAGGGATCTGGAATAGGCTTGGAATATAAGCCTTAAAATTTCGCCATTATAGGGATCCTTATAATTAAAATGCTTAAATGGGGGCAATAAAAGGATTCTTTATTATTAGGGATTTTAAGGGCTTTAAAATGGATCCCATTTAATCCAAATGGCGGGGATTGGGATGCAGCAGCAAATTAAAGGCAATAAAAAAGCCCAGCAGCCAAAAATGCATGCTGGGCTTTAATGGAGATTAAATCCTATTTGCCGCGGCTTTTGGAAATTTCTTTCATTTCCTTTTCATCAAATTTGCCTGGGCATAAATCATCGATATTGCCATAAAGGGCATTTTCCCCCCTTCCCAAAGAAATCAAATGGCATTGAGCTGCATTATATCTGCTTGGGCAAAGATCATCAATATTCCCAAATTCCTGATCGCAGCCCCTTCCAAGGGCAATCTTATCCATCTGGCTGGCATTATATTTGGCTGGGGAAAGATCCTCAATATTTTCAAAATGCTGGAATCTTCCCCTCCCAAAGGCAATGGATTCCATTTGGCGGGCATTATATCTGCTTGGGCAAAGATCATCAATATTGCCATAAATTTCATTGCAGCCCCTCCCAAGGCAAATCCAATGGCATTGATCCGCATTATATTTGCTTGGGCAAAGCTCATCAATATTTCCATAATATAGATCGCAGCCCCTTCCAAGCGAAATTTTTTCCATTTGATCCTTATTATATTTGCCTGGGCAAAGATCCTCAATATTGCCATAATCCGGATCCAAGCCCCTTCCAAAAGAAATCCAAAGCATCTTTTTTGCGCTATATTTGGCTGGGCAAAGATCCTCAATATTGCCTGAATCTTTATTCTTTTTTGCCTGGGCAATTATCCTTAATTGCGCTTTATTATAATTTTTCATAATTATCTCCTAATTATTTAAAGATTGATCGGGGATAATTCCCCAATCCTTATATATAATTATATGACAATTTTTATTAAAAATCAACCCCTTTTTAATATTTATTTTGCTGCAGCAAAGCAGATTAAAATGCTTGGCGCCAAGCAATGCAATCCAAAAATGCAATCCAAAAATGCAATCCAAAAATGCAATCCAAAAATGCAATCCAAAAATGCAATCCCTTGGCTGCAATATAAAAGCAAATTTAAATTGCTGCTTATAAATGCAATCCCCATTAAAGCAAAAGCAAATTAAAGGCAATAAAAAAGCCCAGCAGCCAAAATTGCATGCTGGGCTTTAATGGGGATTAAATTTATTTGCCGCGGCTTTTGGAAATTTCTTTCATTTGGATATCATCAAATTTGCCTGGGCAAAGATCATCAATATTCCCAAATTCCGGATCTGAGCCCCTTCCCAAAGAAATCCAATGGCATTGAAAATGCTTATATTTGCCTGGGCAAAGATCATCAATATTGCCAAAATCCTGGGATCTGCCCCGCCCAAGGGCAATGGATTCCATTTGATCCGCATTATATTTTTTTGGGCAAAGATCATCAATATTGCCATAAAGGGTATTTTCACCCCTTCCCAGGGAAATCCAATGGCATTGAAAATGCTTATATTTCCTTGGGCAAAGATCATCAATATTCCCAAAATCCTGATTGCTGCCCCTTCCCAGGGAAATCCAATGGAATTGAAAATGATTATATTTGGCTGGGCAAAGATCATCGATATTGCCATATCTTGGATCTTCACCTTTTCCAAAGGAAACCCATTGCGATTGCCTTTTATTATAATTTTGCATAATTATCTCCTAATTATTTATTGAAAAATTGGCTGGGGATAACCTCAACCCTTATATATAATTATATGACACCCTTTATTAAAAGGCAACCCCTTTTTAATATTTATTTTAGGGGCTGATATATAAATAAAAGCCAAAATAAATGGCCGCAGCAAAGCCCAAGCAAATTAAAAAGCAAAGCAAATTAAAAAGGCTTGGCGCAAAGCAATATATAAAAGCAAATTTAAATTGCTGCTTATAAAAGCAAAGCAAAATAAAAAGGGATCCCAAATAAGCCAAAGCAAATTAAAAAGCAAATCAATATAAAAGCCTAATATAAATAAAAGCTAATTATAAAAATGGCTGCAGCAATATATAAGCCCAGCCATATATAAGCAATATATAAGCCCACCCTCATTAAAGCCCAGCAGCCAATATAAGCCAATCATATATAAAAGCCATATAAAGTTGATAGGGATTGAATATAAATTTATAATGCTTTTAGGGGGCAATCCCATATAAAAAGGCTTTGATTATAAAGGCTAATAGCTTTAAAGGCTTTGATTATAAAGGCTAATAGATTTTTGCTTGGGGGCTTTATTGCTTGATGGATCCCAGCCATCAGCAAAGCAAAAGCCAATAAAAATATTTAAGCAAATATAAAAAGTTATTATGCTGCAGCAGCAATATAGCAAGGCAAAAGCAAATATAAGCCCAAAGCAAAAAGCAAAGCCATAAGCAAAAGCAAATTTAAATAGCTGCCCAAAATAATCAAAGCCCCAGGCAAAGCAAATAATATAAAAGCAAATATAAAAAGTTGATATGCTGCAGCAATATATAAAAGCAAAGCAAAAGCCAAAAGGATCCCCATTAAGCAAAAGCCATATAAGCAAATTTAAATTGCTGCTTATAAAAGCCCAATAATATAAAGCAAAAATAAATAGGCTTGGATTAAAGCCCTTAGGCGCCATAGGGATTAGCTTGGCTTAATAAATGGCTTGGCTTGGGATTAGCTTAATAAATGGCTTTGCTTAATAAATGGCTTTGCTTAATAAATGGCTTTGCTTGGGATTTGCTTAATAAAAGGCTTTGCTTGGGATTTGCTTAATAAAAGGCTTTGCTTATCAGACCCCGCTATTTTAAGCCGATTTGCTTAATTGGGGGGAGTGGATGTGGGCTGCTCGGGCGCACCTGCCACTGAAAAGGTTATGCTCAGCCCCCCCCTTTACAAAACAAAGCCCACCAAAATTTTTTAAAAATTTTTAAGTTGCGATTTGACAAGTAGTAAGTATCGAAGTATAATAGTATATAAATTTTTATAGTTAAACAAATCAGAAAATGAAAGAGGTTTCTCGAATTCAATTTGCAAACCCATTAGCTCCCAACAAACCGAGCCCCCCCGCAAGCAAAAAGCGGTTTAAGCGAAGTTTACAGGATGTAGAGGCACGTGGGGAGCATTATCGTAGATTAGCAAAACGGCAACTCGGAAGGAGAACTAAGTTAACTCCGGAGATGATAGAGAGTATTTGCGTATCGTTGAGTTTAGGGCACCATCCAGAATTTGCGTGTGCAGGTGTGGGGCTGGGGTATAGTACCTTTATGGGTTATTTGAAAAAGGGGAAAGAGGATTACGATCGGTTAAATATCTTAGAAGCTCAAGGGGTGGAGTTATTAGAAAAAGATTATAGTTTGCATTTTGATTTGTTTGTAAAAACGCAGCAGGCTTTATTTGAAGCTCAGAACACTTCGTTGAAGACTATTAACTCAGCAGTTGAGTTTGGGGATTGGAAAGCCGCCGCTCACCTGTTAGAAAGAAGATTTCCAAAGCAGTGGGCGAGGAAGTCGCAACGGGAGGAAGTTACCCAATCTCAAGTTAACAATATACAAACCATTGTGGTGGTTCCAAAAAGAGCCGAGAGTTTAGATGAATGGGGGAAGTTGGTTAATGATGAGAAAGCGGGTAAGTTGGTTTATCAGGAGCAGCAATCGGAGGTTTCCACCAGTCCTAAGGTGGAGCGTGCAGCTTTAGAGGATATGATTGGTATTCAAGGTTAAACAAAAAGGATTGGGGTGGAATGAGTACAGAGTTTTTGGTGGATATTAGGGTGATTCCTAAAAAGAGGTGGTATCATTCGCAGTTTTATCAAACTCTTAACAGTTTGAATTTTCTTGGGCATACTATTCCTAAGGGGTTTGTTTCCGATGGGGTTACGGTTCCGAGGTGGATTTCGTTAGTTGGGTTGTTATTGCTTTTTCTTTCCTTTGGGTTGCATTCCTTTGGGTATGGTTATCACAGCTATTATACGGGGATTTTTGGGTCCATTTCTATTTTGGTTCCGATGGTGTTTCCCAAAGTGGGAAATTACATGTACGCAGCGTTTTTGCACGATTTTTTGTATTCTAAGAAGCAGTACTCGAGGGCTTATTGCGATTTGATGTTTTTAAATGCTCTAAAGATGCTTGGCATTCCAAAGTGGCGCCGTTCCATTATGTATGCAGCAGTTAGAGCTTTTGGGTGGATACTTAGAAAAACACGAGAGGAGAAAAAGAATGATATATCGGTTAGATAAAGATCCAGCGGTTGAAATTTCCTTGGGAAATGCTCCGTGTTTTATAACCTTTGAGGGACCAGCCATAGAAATTCGATTTGCTGGAGAATCCGTGTATCACACTATTAGCACCTCCCCTATTAGCATTCAATTTACCAAAGAAGTGTTTGCGCGTTTGCCTCGGCAGCTCTCGGGTAGGTCTTCAAGGGCAATAGTGAGTAGGATATAAAATGTTAGTTATTGGTTCCAGTAGAGATGTTTCCGCGTACCAGAGTGGTGGTACCCAGAAAGGAGACATTGTGGAGTTTCAGGGGGCTTATTACATTGCAAAAGTGTCTACGGATAATGCGCCACCTCATTCCGATTGGTACTCTTTGGCCGCTGGTAGTGGGGGTTCTGGTTCTGGAGTTCCAGACGATGTACTTTCCAGGATTTCCGATTTAGAGCAGGTAACCAACGCTATCCAAAAGAGAACGCAGTATGATTTCCCTTTTTTATTGGTTGAGGATAATAGCGATCAATGGTGGGTGGTGAATTTGCAAAATGGCCAATCCGCTAAATCCACTTCCTCGCAACATGATTCTGTCACAGCTACTCAGGCATGGGCACGAAGAGAAGATACAGCAAACCCGTTAACATACACGTAGAATATGCCCTTTTTACTTTCAGGAACAACCATCGGTCAATCGAATACTGATACCGACGTCCCATCTTCGAGCGGTAATGGGTTTACTGTTACTACTGGTGATGATGGTATTAAGAATGCTGATTTTGGCACTAACGATTTATCGATTACAGGTAAGTTTACCGTACCAGCTACGTCGAATCTAACCAGCACTGGAGGAAGAATTCTTCTTCAGAATGGGGCGGATTTGATATTCGACGGGAATGCCACTGTTAACGGGCAAAACGTATCCTCATTTCCAGAGTTGCTGAAGATAATCACAAGCAACAATAATGGTCTAATACGATTTTTAGCTAACGATCCAAATAACCCTGCTAAGGTTACCTTTAAGGATTGCAAGGCATTTATTCATTCTCCAGGAGGTGACTGGCGCGTTATTTACGATGCTACCGGAAACCCAAACAATGAGTTGCGGACGGAGGGTGAAGCGGTTTACATAATGTCGAATCCAATCCTTGCAGGAAATGCTAAGGATCGATTCCGGATGGATGGATCTAATGTTACCACGATCAACTTACAAGCGAAGGTTACCTATAGCAATCTGTGGGTTAACATCGCAGCAAATCAAAAAAGTTTAGCAGGGCTGACTCCGGTTGATGTTGACGGACCTGAAATTAACGCCTCCTCATTATCAATCGCTCAAAGAGTGGATTTACCTAATTATGACCCAAAATACGTCGTTGGATCCTTTTATCCAGGTGCGGAGGTAGTTTTGTTTGGAGGAGCCTATTCTCGAATCACTAACTGTTCGGTTGGGATGGATATGGATACCAGATTCTCATCAGGCACCGGAGTTATTGAGTTTGCTAACACTATAACGATTAAGTTGGAAGATTCGGACAATGCTGCCATACCTGAGGTGGTTGCGGCGCATAGCTATACAGCAGCATACCCAACTGGGTATAGGGCAAAAGGAATGACTGCAGACATTGCAGGGCATTCGTCTGGAACTCAATACGTTAGTGCTGCGAATGAGGCAGAGTTTTTAGTTATGATGGGAGCCACCAGGGCTAACAATTTAACGCGAAACTATACTAAGTTCGTAGGAGGTACCACAGCTGGAGCTGAGACGCAATCCTTTACTGTTGGATCCTACGGATACGCAAAGCAGACTTTGGATATTGATTTAGTGCCAACTGCAGATGACGATAGATCCGAAGACAAGATAAAGATGTCTTCGCTTCCCACAACGCTAACAAAGGCACAAGCTGCTGCTTTGACCGGAATATCAATTACCCACGCAACCAAAACAATAAGCCTTACAGAGCAGCGCACGAGATCCGAAGTGTACGATTATGTTCAGGGTAATTTGTTGTTAGAGGCAAATATATTTGTTAGTGATGTGTTCGAATTGACCGATACAGCCTTCAGACTGGGGGATTACAACCTTAGTATCGATGGAGTGGCTTTTGAGGGCAGTGCAACCACCACAGGTGAAGTGCGGCTGTCTAATGATGCTTCGATAACAGGGGGTACGTACAGCAAGGTTGTGCTGGTTTCTGGATTCACTGGTACCATTTCCTTTAATAATTGTGCCATAACCGAAATTGAAAATAGAACGGGCAACGATTTGCAAATACGCCTTACCGGAACCTCAACAGAACCAACAACTCTAACCGCTACGAGTGGCTCAATAAGTATTTTATCGGCTTTAACCGTTACTGATGCAGGCGGCGAAAGCATAAAACTTATTGCTTGGGATTCATCAGATGTTACTGAGGGTAATCAAATCAAAGATTATGAAGATGCCACCTCTCACGAAATTCCCACTTCAGGAGTAAGTAACTTGAGGTTGATGGCGAGCAAGCGAGGGTTTTATCCCCGTGTTTACAATGTTCCCATAACCAGCTCTAATCAAGAGTTGGTGGTTACTCTAACAGCCAGCCCGTTTATCGACCCCTCGGCGGATTTCAATGAATTTAGAGTGCCTGCACTCGGGTCAATTGTAGATGTGAATGGAACTGACACTTTAAGAGTGCAACTACTCGACTCGGCAGAAGACGTTACAGCTCAAGAGTGGAGAGACTTTACAGATTTGTTTATGGAGTCTGAGATGGCACTAACTCTTCTTGCCATCAATAATGTAAACGGTAATAACGTTTACGAAACTACTCTTAGTGGAATAAAGCCATTGATGCGCATTGTGCAGGTATTACCAAGTGGAGCCAGGTTAGTAACCACTTTTGCTTTCATTGACTTGAGTGCGGTGCCTTTCTACGAGTACTTCCCAAGGGATACGGTATCAAAATTTAAAGTAGAAAGCAACCTCTCTAACCCTTTGGTGGACTATGGGAGAATGGGGGATCAAGTTATCCAAGCTATGCAAGATAGTAACCTTGTAGAAGCGGACGGGGAAAATAAGAAATTCACAGAGGATTCTTTGCAAGCTATTGAAAGAGATGGTGGAACGCTTTCTCAGGTATTAGACGATACCAATGAGTTGCAAAACAACCAAGGCGATTGGCTCACATCAACACAAACAGCCCCTACGGCTTCTCAAAATGCGGCAGCCGTGCGCACTGAATTAGATACAGAACTATCCAGGATTGATGAAAACATTTCAGCAGAAAAATCTGCCAATATAACCAAGGTAAAAGGGACGGAAGTCACTGACGTTGGAGATTTCAAGGCGGATTCGGTAGACCTTGGATCGATGCCTGAAAACGTTGTGGCTATACGAAACATAGTAAATCAATTTGACTTTGCTGATAATAAAGTGAGCGCAACCATTGATGGTGAGAGTGTGGCTATTGATGGTGGCAGTCGCAACCAAATCAAAACCGATATAGATGCAGCGCGGGATGCCGTTATCAATGCTTCAGTGGAGCAGTAATGGGCGAGGTTGCAGTAAAGCAAGATGAAGTAGTAAAGTTTGAACCACAGCCTGGTCCCCAGAGAAGGTTATTTGCTTTACCCCTGCAGGTAAATGATATCCTTTATGGTGGGGCACGTGGCGGCGGCAAATCTCACGGAATTTTGATTCATTTTTATAATGAGATTCAGCAGGAATATGGAAAGCATGTACGTGGCATCATTTTTAGGAGAACGTATCCTGAATTAGAGGATATCATAGGAAAAGCGAAATCGCTCTTTCAGCATGTTGCGGTTTGGAATGATTCTAAGAAGACCATGACTTTTGATAGCAATGGTGCTATTCTTAGATTTCGATTTCTTGAAAAGGATAAGGATGCGGATCGTTATCAAGGGCATGAATATACCTGGATATGCATAGAGGAGGCTGGTAATTTTCCAAACCCTGTGCCTATTGATAAGCTGCGGGCTTGTTTGCGGTCTGCCAAAGCTCTTCCAAAATTCTTTTTGATGACCGCCAATCCTGGGGGACCTGGACACAACTGGCTTAAATCACAGTATGTTGATCCAGCACCACCTGAAGTACCGCATAAAATGACCAAAGAGATCACTTTGGATGGTGAAAAGATTACTTTAGAGTGGTACCGCATCTTCATACCTGCAAAAGTAACCGATAATAGGATACTGATGCAAAATGATCCCGCTTGTATTACTAATATAGTACAATCGGCTGGCGGCCAAGAATGGCTGTTGAAGGCTTGGCTTCACGGAGATTGGAACATTGTAGCAGGTGGGATGTTCGACGATGTGTGGGATGCTTCAAAGCATGTTTTACCATCATTCAGGGTTCCAGAAAATTGGAGGGTGTACCGCTCATTCGATTGGGGATCAAGCAAACCGTTTAGCGTTGGATGGTGGGCTATTTCTGATGGTGGGTACGTAAGGATTGGAGAAGACTATAGAACCTTTAAAGCTGGCACCTTGATTCGAATAGGTGAATGGTACGGCTGGAATGGTACGGTCAACACGGGTCTGCGGTTATTAGAATCCGAGTTTGTTGAGCAGTTACTTGAGAATGAAGAAATTGTTAAAGGAAAATATGGAGTTAGGCGGGTGCATGCTGGACCCGCTGATTCGGCAATATTTACAAGCCAGGACGGTCAAAGCATCGCGGATAAACATGAGCAGATGGGAGTAGCTTGGGAGATGGCAAACAAGGGTCCTGGTTCAAGGATTCATGCTTGGCAAGAAATACGAGGGCTTTTAAACAATTCCAAGACCTACCCAATGGAAGATAGGGGCATGTTCGTAACTGAGGATTGTTTGCAGTTTATACGTTTGATTCCAAGTCAGCAAAGAGACCCAAAGAATTTGGACGATATTGATACCAAGGGAGAGGATCATCTTCCTGATGAAGTTGGTTATATGGCAAGGTGGGAAACCTATTCTATGGACGTTGTAACCTTGGCTGGAATTTAAAATTTTATTTAATAATGAGGAGTCGTTATGGCGTTAAAAGTAGATACGAAACACAGAGAATACGATAAATACGAACGGTCGTGGCTTAAATGTCGAACGGTAGCTGAGGGGTCCGAAGCTATAAAAGCCGCTGGAGAGGCTTATCTCCCTTCTCTGGTAGACCAAGCACCAGAGGAATACACCGCCTACAAAAAAAGGGCTTTATTTTTTGAGGGCACCACGAGAACAATAAGCGGGCTGATTGGTCTCATGTTTGCCAAGGAACCAACTCTTAATAAACCGGATGGAAGTGAGTTTTTTCTTAGTATAACTCCTTCTTTTACTCCCATAAAAACGTTTTTAAAGAATCTTGCGGAAGAGGTAGTAACGGTTGGAAGAGCAGGCATTTTAGTGGATGTTGACGAATCGGGGAAGCCATACATAGTTCAGTATAAGGCTGAGGATATTCTGAATTGGCGGGTAGCTTATAATAAAGAAGGAAAAAGCGTGGTAAGCTTTGTTGTTTTAAGGGAAGAATCGGAAGAATATGAAGACTTCACAACCACGGTAAAAGAGCGGTATCGCGTGCTTTCTATTGACGAGGAAGGAAAGTACAAGCAGGAGCTGTACTTAAAGCAGGATAAAAACAGTGAGTCCTTTGTTTTGCATCCTAATTATCCACTATTTCCAAAAAACAAGGGGAGGGAATTACAAGCTATTCCTTTTTATTTTATCAACGTTAATGGTACCCAACCATCTCCAGGAAGACCACCACTCTTAGGTCTGGTAAATACTAATATTTCTCATTACCTCAACAGTGCCGACCTTGAGCACGGTAGGCATTTAACTGGGTTACCTACCCCGTGGGTGGCTGGCTTTGCGGTTGCTTCGGAAGGCAAGTTGAGCATTGGCTCCCAATCGGCGTGGGTTAGTAACAATCCAGCTGCAAGGGCTGGATTTCTTGAGTTTACTGGTCAGGGGCTCATGAGTTTGGAAAATGCTCTAAAAGAGAAGCAGGATCAAATGATTGTACTTGGAGCTCGTTTGTTGGAAGCCCCTAAGAAGGCTTCCGAATCAGCGGATAACCAGAGAAACCGAAAGCAGGGGGAAAGCAGTATCCTGGCGAATATTGCGGATTCCGTTTCAGAAGGAGTAACTAAGGCTGCACAGTTCGCAGCGGATTGGGCTGGTGAGCAAATGGATAAGTATTCCGTTGAAATTCATAAAGACTTTATAACTCTTGATGCTGATCCTAAGATGATCAATGCAATGATTTCAGCTCTTCAGGCGAGCCTTATTTCATGGGATACGTGGTTCTACAACCTTAAAGCCGCTGGTATGATTCCAGATGGAGTTGATGCAGAAGAGGAAAAAACTAAGATAAAGGCGCAAAATACAGACTTTGGTTTAGACTTTGAGTATGGTATCAATTCAGATCGGGGCACTCAAGAGGAAGAATGACCAACTTTAGTGATAGAATCGCTGACCCTTTTGTTTCTTATGCTGTAGACCTTAGTAGATATTCGGCTTCAGTAGAAAATGAGATTAGAGCGTTTCTTTTGGAGTTGGAGCGTGACCTTATAAGCTCTTTAATTGATTTTAATCCGGTCGAGCCTATACGGTCGAGCTACCGCGAAGAGAGGTTAAGGAGATTGCTAAAAGAGGTGCAGCAGAGTTTGGGGCAATCTTACACCGGTATGAAGCGGCATCTTGATGGGCATCTTTTAGAACTTTCCGCTATTTCAGCTTCAGCTTCTTCGCAGATAGTAAACGTTGCGATTGGTTACAATTTAATCAATTCTGGATTGAGTAAGGAGTTGCTGGCTTCTATTGCATCCAATTCCTTGATAGATGGAGCACCCAGCAGTGAATGGTGGAGTAGACAGAAGATTAAGGTCCTTAATAGGTTTAAGGATCAAGTTCGCCTCGGCATGGCTCAGGGCGAGTCTATACATCAAATAGTTAGAAGAGTTAGAGGCGAATACACTGGAAGGCGTTACGGTTATAAAACGGCATCCGGAGAACAGCGATTCCATTCTGTTTTTAGAGGTGGCTTATTAGATGTAGTGAATAGGGATGCAAGAGCCTTAGTTCGAACTTCGATTCAGAACGTGGCGCAGTCCGCAAGACTCGCACTGTATCAGGATAATTCAGACGTTATAAAAGGAGTACAAGCTCTGGTTACTTTAGATGGTCGAACCAGCCAGATTTGCATGAGCAGGTCTGGAAACAGCTGGTCATTAGATGGTACTCCGCTTGGTTCCACCACAGAGAGATTTCCAGGATCCCCACCGTGGCATTGGAACTGTAGGTCTACGTTGATTCCCATTCTTTACGAATTTGAAGCACTTGCGGGTAGGATTTCAGAGAGAAAAAGGGCTCAATTAAGAAGAAATGTTTCCGAATCTACTCAATCTTCTATAGATGGGCAGGTGGCTGGAACCCTAACTTATGAGGCTTGGTTACTTAATAGACCGGAAAGTTTCCAAAAGGAGGTACTTGGACCCAGCAAATGGAAGTTGTGGAGTAGTGGAAAATTAAGTTTTAGTGATATGGTGGATCATTCTGGAAATCCAATCAGCGTTTCTCGGCTTAAAGATAAGTACTTAACTTCACAGAATTAAATGTTAAGAAACTGTAATTTGCAGTTGTACTGATTTAGGATGTGTGTTATAATTGTTACTATAAAATTTGTTAATTATTTAGGAGAACTATAAATGAAATTGAAAGCATTTTTAACTACTTTGGATGGGCTTGATTCAGCCTTTCACTCACTTTATGAGAAAACTGAAGATGGATATGTGTTGGTTGGTGTAGAAGAAAAAGACTACAAGGAAAAGTTGGGCGAGTTTCGTACAAATAATATTAACCACCTAAAAAGAATCGAAGAATTAACAAAAGCTGCAGAAGCTGTTAAGGATATCGACCCAGAAAAGTATGCTGAAATGCAAAAGACTTTAGCTGATCTTCAAGACAAAGAGCTTCTTGATGCAGGCAAGGTAGACGAGCTACTTGAGCAACGAACTGAAAGAATGAGAACTCAACACGGAGATCAAATAAAAAAAATTGAAGAGCGTGCGATAGCTGCAGAGGAAGCGGCTAATAAGTACAAGCAAAATCTCAATTCAATATCGGTAAATGACGCGGTAACTAAAACTATTACTGGTTTAACAATTGTTAAGCAAGGAGCAATTTCTGATATTCTGGCTCGCGCATCAGGCACTTGGTCTGTTGGCGATGATGGAAAACTTCAAGCCAAAGATTCAGAGGGCAATACTCGCTACGGTAAAGATGGCAAGGAACATCTAACCGTAAAAGAATGGGCGGAAGATCTCATTAAAGAAGCACCATTTTTATTCGAGCCCAATTCAGGTGGCAGCGCTAATGGTAGTGGTCAGCCTCGACCTGGTGTTTCTATGATAAGTGGAAATGATAAGCAAGCTTTTTCTCAAAATCTTGAAGGTATAGCTTCTGGTAAAATAGTGGTTAATACTGGTTAACCAGCAACCAGGAAATGCAAGCACCTGAGATTTTATCTCTGCTTTCTGATCTCAATAAAGATGTGTATAATAACTATTCCAAAATTCAGGAGATAGCAAAGGCGTTGGTTGGGAAAGAGTTGGTTTTAAGGAGAGGTGCAAATCAAAAGGTGTATTGCATAGTTAAAGAGTGGGTGCCCTACTCTTTAAGAATAAAAATATTAAATTTTGATACTAATCGTTTATATGATTTGGATTTAACGAGAGTTGAAGTGTTATCCATAGAAGGTTGACATTTGAATTGTCTCTCGTTATAATTATATTTATATGAATAACCCAGTGGGAATACAGCATTAAAATTAAACAGTAGACGGTGTCTATTATTAGAGACCATCAATGAAGGCAGGGCTTGATTTGAGGTTCAACTTTTAAACTTTAAATTAAGGAGATAGTTGTTATGAACTTACTCGAAGCAGTAACCCCTAAGCTATTGGCTCAAGGCCTTATGGCTCTGAGAACTACCTGCGTGATGCCACGTTTGGTAAATCGTGATTATGATACTATTGCACAGCAGCGTGGTGCAACGGTTAACGTACCAATCCCATCAGCGATACCTGTCTCTGATGTGAATCCTGCCCCAAATGCCCCAAATACGGACACCATCGAACCAGAAAGTGTCCCGATTCCTTTGGATCAATGGAAGGAAGCTCCTTTCTATTTGACTGATAAAGATATGAAGCAGGCAATGGACGGAACTATTCCTATGCAAGCCTCGGAAGCGGTTTCTGGATTGGCCGACGTTGTAGATACGTTCATTCTGAATCAATACAAAGATGTTTTTGCGTTGGTTGGAACTCCTGGAACCACTCCATTTTCGAATGGTAGAACTACTGATGCCAATCAGGCCTCAATGGTTTTAAATCAGATGAAAGCCCCAAAGCCAAACCGAAGGGTGGTTATCGACCCCCTTGCAGAGGCTTCAGCGTTAGAGCTTCGCGCATTTCAGGATGTCAGCTTCAATGGCGAGATGTTCGGTATAAAAGAGGGCGAGATCAATCGCAAACTTGGATTTGATTGGTTTATGGACCAAAATATTCCTTATCATACAACCGCAGCTTCTCTATCGGATTGGACTGTGGATGGCGCTGTTTCAGCTGGAGACAAGGAGTTTAATGTCACTGGCGGAGCAAATGCTCCAGGTGTTGGTGATATTTTTACAGTGGCTGGGAATACTCAGACCCACGTTGTGAAATCGTATGATGGCGCAAAAGTTACCTTTGCTCCAGCTCTCCCAGCGGATGTTGCAGACACGTCGCAGCTCACTTTTATGGCGAGCCACGCTGTTAATTTGGCTTTCCACCGTGATGCTATAGCGTTCGCAACTCGTCCACTTGGTGATGAAGGAACGGGACTCGGGAATATTATCAACTCTCAGGTCGATCCGGTTTCCGGATTGGCACTAAGACTGGAAATTAGCCGAGAGCACAAGCGCGTGCGTTTCAGCTACGACATCCTGTATGGTGGAGCAGTTGTGCGACCTCAGTTAATTGCCCGTCTTGCTGGGTAGTTTAGTTTAACAGAATGGGGGCGTAAAAGCCCCCATTCAAATAATAAAGGAGTTGCGTATGCCAAGTTTAGAAACCATTAGAGTGCAGTTACTTTCGTCGAAAAATTGGATAGTAATCAATCAAAAGGATTATGATCCAAATATTCATCTTTGGGAAGATGCCTTGAGAGAAGTTCATAACGCTGAGGTAACAACCGATGCGGATGCTTCTACCAATGATGCGGATGCCGATTCGGATGCCTCTGCCGATGCTTCTACCCAGCTGGATTTGCGAACCGTAGTCCTTGGTCTTGATCAAAACAATGATGAGCATTGGACAGCGTCAGGTACACCAGCAATGGCGGCTGTGGAAGCAGTATACGGAGAAGTAACACGTAATCAGGTAGAAGAGGTAGCAGCAGATATTAGTCGATTTAATATTGCTGGTATTAGAGATGCCGAACTTAATAGTTGATCCGAAAAATCCGGATAGCAACTCTTTTATCACTTTAGATCAGGCAAATGCTTATTTTGATGCAAGGCTACATACTTCAGCTTGGCAAAATGAACAAGATTCTGAAATAAAAGAAAGGGCGCTAATTTGGGCGTCGTCGGTACTTTCCCGTTCTTATAGATGGAAAGGTCAGCGGATTGCGGAAGCTCAGCAATTAGCCTTCCCACGATACGGATTGGTAACCGACGACGGTTATTCGGTTGATTATGAATCCATTCCGCCCGTAATTCAGCACGCCACAGGGGAGTTAGCACTCTCCCTGCTTTCTGCCAATCCTTCAGGAGATTCTCCTTTAGACACAGGTCTAAAGGAGATAAAGGTTTCATCAATAACACTCAAATTCGATAAAGATTCCATACTAAATGGAAGCAATGTTGATGGTAATGGTATTCCAGAAACCGTTTCTCAGATGATTTCAATTTTCGTTGAGGCAGGATTAGGAGCCACTGGGGGTGTGATAAAACTTAAACGCACATGATTGACATTAAATCATTGGTAGAAGGAGGCATAGAAACCGCTTTTAGCCAATTATCGCAGATTGTTGAAGAGGTTACTTTTAGTCGTTTTAATGGGCAGTATGACACAGTAACTGGTGATGTTAGCGGCGGCTCGGAAGAAGTTACTGTTAATTGTCTTTTTTTAGAGTCCAATGTTGAAGACGCTCGATTTTCATATAAAGCGGAGATGTTGGATGATGCAGCAGAAATTGCAGATAAGAAAATACTTGCGAGAAAGAAAGATTTTAATAGCATTCAAGTAAGTAATGAGTTTAAAGTTTTAAGGGTCAAGGAGGACACGTCTTGGATCATTATAGATACCATTTTAGATCCTACTGAGACCTTGTATGAATTTAAAGTTAGAAGGAGTACGTAGTGGAACTAAATGCGAGAGAATTTAATCTCGATTTAAACCGGTTTAGTGCCCAGATTTCAGCTGATGTGGGTGGGGTAACCAAGTTGGCGGCTTTGAAAGTTTTTACTGGTATAGTGAAAAAGACCCCCGTTGATACTGGGAATGCTCGAGCATCCTGGGTGATTGGAATAGGAAGAAAAGCGATCCCAGCACCACCTTCTGCTGGAGTAAGTGAGGATGATACCCTGTTGCGAACGGCTCAGTTACACCGTTCTAATGGATTACAGCCAATTTTTATTTCGAACTATGTTCCATACATAAACAGGCTGGAAGATGGTCATTCGCAACAAGCCCCTACCGGAATGGTGGCGCTCACTCTTACCCAAGTTACTAACCAGTTGAATAGCCTTACGCGATGATAGATTTTGATAAAGTGCGGGAATACTTTGAAACTTCGATAACTGATACGTTGTTAGGTATGCCCATTCAGCATGAAAACGTGAACGATACTAAGCAGCTTTCCGAAGCTAAAGCTAAAAAACGGGATTGGGCGAGGCTGGTTATAAGGCAAGCGGATGCAATCGCCGTATCGTGTGGCAGCAATGTATTAAGAAGATATTCAGGAATTGCGATTATTTCAATTTTTTGTGTTCAAGGAAGAGGCACAAGAAAGTTAACAGATTTGGCATCTTCTATCAGCTCTTTTATTCTTGAGCAGGAGTTTGACTCCCTTCTGATTAGAACGCCATTTTTTAGTATTATAGGTAAAACGGATGATTGGTTTCAGGGAAACGTTAGCATCCCATTTGAGTTTGATCAATTTACAAAATAGGAGATTTTATGACTACTGAAACAGCAACAGCTGATACTAATCAAACCACCCTGCGGTTTATAGAAGAAGAAGAGTGGGGTACGGTTCCTTCTTCTGGTGATATGCAGGAACTTCGATTTACAGGGGAAAGTCTTGGCATTGAAAGGGCGACCACTGTTTCTGAAGAAATCAGAAGCGATAGGCAAATTAGCGATTTAATCCCAACGAAAGTTGAAGCAGCGGGTGATATTAACATCGAAATGAGTTATGGCTCATATGATGAGTTTATCCGCTCTGCTCTTTGTAATGATTGGGGTACTGCAATAGATGAACCATTGCCAGCTTCGGCGGCTGAAGATTCTGGTGAGCTGATGATGGATACTTCTGATGTGCCAGCGGTTATCAAAGGTATGGCATTTGAGATGTCTGGAGCTTCAAACGCAGAAAATAATAGAATTTTTATTATTACTGATATCGTTGAAACGGGTTTAACCACTTCAATAACTGTATCTCCAGCCTTGAAAACTGACGCCTTTTCTGGTGAAGTGAGAATAAAAGGAACGCCTATTGTAAATGGGGTTGATACTACCTCATTTTATATGGAAAAGGAGTTCCTGGATGTAGATAAAATTGTTTCTTATGCAGGTATGGTAGTAGATACTATGAGTTTATCAGTAGAAGCTGAAAGCAAAATAACTGGTTCTTTCAACTTTATGGGTAAATCTGGTAATACGGAAACTGCAACCAAGAATCCTGGAAACGTCTTAGCTTCCACTTCTACGGACATCATTTCAAGCGGAACTCAAGATGGTACGATTCTTGAAGGTGCTACGGAAATTGCCCTCATAAAATCCTTAACCTTAGAAGCTGGTAATAACCTAAGAGGCAAAACAGCCGTCGGGGTTGTTGGGAACATTGGGGTTGGAAAAGGAAGATTCAACGTTACTGGCTCTTTGTCTGCTTACTTTGATGATTATAGAATTTATGACAAATACTTAAAGAACTCATCGACTTCCTTGGTATTTAGCCTTAGTGATCCAAAAGCAGGAACGTATGTTTTTAATTTGCCGCATATCAAGTTCACAGAATCCTCTTTGGTTGCAGGATCTCCGGATGAGGATGTTATGGTAGATGGTGGTTATCAGGCTTTGATGGATCCAAGAAGCAGAAAAACCCTTATTATTACTAAAATCTCTGCCTAAGGAGTTATAATGTTCAATGGTATAAGTGAATACCTAATTGGAAAACTTCTTGGGGCAAGTGTTGGATTTGTTTTGATAAGTTTGATTTTTATACCAGCTTCGGTGCGTGAAGGGCTGATACGATTCTTTTTCTTTATTGCATCAGTGGTCATTTTCACAAAGCCGATACTTAATCACTTTGGTTGGTCGCACGGCATAATGGATGTTAGCTCTGCGGCTGGAATAGCAGGAATATCTGCTTGGATATTTGCCAGTTTGGGACAGATAATGTCTGGGTACTCTTTAAGTGAGATTGCCCAGATTGCGTCTATTGTACGGACTGGTAAAAGAAACAGTACTGATAACAAAGAGGGGAAATAGATATGAATTGTTTGGATATTGCATTTTTATTTTGGAACTCGTGTGTGCTTGGCGGGCTATACTTTTTCTGTGCCACGTTTAAACCGGATTGCCGCGTTTGTGCATTTTTTGTTAGGGTTGGAATCGCTTTGATTGCAGTTGGCCTGTGTCTTATGCAGGTGTTCCGACGGGATTTATTCATAGCAAGTATTAATCAAGGTATACCTTCTCTGATTATTCTAATCGGGGTTGGTGTTATTACGTTTACTTATATGATACATTATTTATTAAAGGAATAGTAGGAGAAGAGATGGATCTCACCGCATTAAAATTAGATTTGAGCAAGGAAATCGAAGGAATTTGGTTTTCTATTGATAAGGATACGGAATTATGTATTGCAAGAATGCATAATCCAAATTTCAATAAGTTATTCGAGAAGCTCGCTAATCCTTACAGGCAATCTGCCAGAAAAGGTTTTTTAGCCGATGAAAAGGCGGACGAAATAATGAATAGGGTTATAGCGGAAACCGTATTACTTGATTGGAAAGGGCTTAAAAGTGATGGAAAGAATGTACCATACAGTGTGGAAAAAGCAATTGAAATTCTTAGCAATCCACAGCTTTCCAGTTTCAAGGAACTGGTGGTAGATATTTCTTCTACTGAATCTAATTACAGAAATGAGGAGATTCAAGAGACTGAAAAAAAGTCCGAGAATACATCCAGTGGCAAAAAGAGTGGGGAGAACAAGTAGGATTTCTTGAAGGTATTGAAAAGTCTACAGGTAAAACTCCAAAGGCTCTTCAGGCAAGACCCCATTTAGAGGAGAGCTGGGAAGCGGTAATTTCTTGTTTTTACCTCCTCTATAGGGGGGAACCAATAAGTCTCGTAGATATAGATAAGTATTGCGAGATTTTTGGCATTTTTGATAGAGAGCGGTTTGTTATTTTAGTTAAGTCTGCGGAACACGCAATTATGGCTGAGAGGGATAAAAAGGCATAGAATGGATATTGGTAGGTCAATGACAAGCGAACTCCACGTTAGAATAGACCCCCGTGGAGCTAAGAGAGGAGCAAGAAGCGTTAATCGCTCTTTGGATTCTATGAAGCGCAAAAGTGAGAGCACTTCAAGATCCGCCAACGCCTTAGCCAGGTCGCTGCGATTTGTAGGAGTTGGACTTGGTGTTGGTGCTGCCCTTAATGGATTGCGAAACTATGCGGATGCTTGGGTTGTTTTAAACAACAAAGTAAAAATCGCCACGGGTTCACAGAAAAATGCCACCATTTTTCTTGATAAACTTCACAAGGTAGCTCGTACCACAGGGTCTACAATAGATTCCGTAGCAACCACGTTTTCTCGTTTATCTTTGGCTTCTAAGGGAGGAACTCATAATCTACAGCAAATGCTTAGGGTTACTGAAATCCTAAACAAGCAGGTTCTTATCGGTGGTAACAATTCTCGAGAAGCTGGTGCTGGTTTAATTCAGTTCTCTCAAGGTATTGCTTCGGGCAAATTGCAGGGGGATGAGCTTCGTTCTGTTATGGAAAACTTGTTAGGCGTTCAGCAAGGGTTGATCGAAGGCTTTAGGAAGTTAAAAGAAGCTGGCACCATAGATTTTGAAGTAACAAAAGCAAACATACGAGACCTTGCTTCCGAAGGCGTTTTAAACTCACACTTATTGATTGAAGCGCTTTTAGCAGTTGGAAAAGAGACCGACGAGTCTTTTAAATTGGTTGAGTTCTCTTTTCAGAATGTTGGAAATAGGGTCGCTAACAGCGTAAAAAAGGCTATTGGTGAGAGTAGATTGCTTTCTGGGGTGTTTTCCACCCTTAAAGACGGAATAACGGCAGTAGCGGATGGTTTTGGCTCTATTGTTAAAGTTGGCGTTATAGCTGCGGCTACGATGGCTGCATTTTACCTATCTATAAAATTGGGGGTTGTGGCGCGAGCCGCTGCTGAGCTCATTAGATTAGAGATTGCTTTGGGTGCAGGAAGTAAAGCATCCGCTATTTTTAGCATTGCTCTAAAAAGGGCAACGGTGGCAGTGAGGTTGTTTACAGCCGCCCTTGCTTCTAATCCATTGGGCTTGTTTATTATTGGTATAACTTCAGCTATTGGTTATTTGGTAGCTTTTAGTGATGAGATAAAACCTATTGAAGGTTCTATAGCCTCGCTTAGCGATTACGCGGCGGTAGCTTTTGATTATATAGCGAATAAACTTTCTGGACTTTTAACGTTTTTATCCCAAGCATGGGTAAAGGTGGTTACCACCGTGAGTGCAGCTGTGGATCAGTTTGTTACCTTTTTCAGTGACGCCTTGCAGCAGATAAAAGCACAGGTAATTCCTCTGTATAATGCTCTCACTTCTGCCGTAGTTGATTTTGTTGCAGGATCGGTTTCCTTGATGGTCGCTTCGGTTTCTTCAATTATAGCAGCTTGGAATATGTTTCCAGCCGCTTTGAAAGATATAACAATTAGAGCTGGCAATGGGGCAATTGAAATTATGAATAAAACCGTCAGAGGAATAGTTTCCTTATTAAATTATCTTCCAGCAATCGATATAGATGTAAACTCCGTTGGATTTGATAAGTTTGAGAATGCTTATAGTGGAGCAGCTTCAAGAACTATTGAGACTGTTAAAAAAGACTTCAATGAAACTTTTAATAAAACCTTTGATGAAACGAGGGTAAATTTGAATAGGTTTGGGCAGGATGTGGTTAAATCTGTTATTGGGGTTAGAGACCATTTAGTGTCCGCGGCTAAAACCTGGAAAGAATTGGCGGAAGCCAGAGCGGAAAGCTCTAAGGAGTTACCTTTTAGGGATGATGTGTTTGCTCAAAGACAATCAGCAAACACAGTCTTTAAAGACTACATATCTAACATTGAAAGGGAAATAAAGCTCTTAAAATTGACTTCTTTTCATAGAGAGGTTATGCAGGAAACCATTAAAGCTGAAAACGCCCTTCTTCGCAAAAAAGTAAAGATTACCGATAGCCAAAGAACCATATTGCAGGATGTTATTAAGTTGAGGCAGCTGCAGTCCAGGGGATCGGAAGTAACTGAGGAGTTTCTTGATGATCAATCCCGCTTAAACGCCCAGCTGCATGAATACGTGAGATTGCGGAGGGCTGGCACTATTAGCGAAGAAACTTTTCAAAGAGCCATGACTAAAACATACCAACAGTACGATTTAGTATTGGGCAGTATGGATAGCTTGAATGCCAAAATTATCGAGGCTTCCAACGCTTGGGCTGATACTCTTACGGATGTACTTGTTGAAGCTGCAATGACTGGAAAACTATCTTTCAAGGATATGGCGGATCAAATCATTAAAGACATGCTGAGAATAGCCATACGAGCAATGACGGTAAAACCACTGCTCGAAGGGTTTGGTGGGTACTTCAATTTGAGTGGTTTTGGGGGTGCAAGCAATCCAAGCAATCCATCAACTGGTGGTCCCCCTTCAGTATTAAATCCTGCATCCAGTTCTAACGCGGTAGTTTCTAAAGCGTATACTACTTATCAGCAAGGGCTGATTAGACCGCAGAATACCCTTATTACTCGAGCTGCTACCTCTCCAAGCCCTTCTTCGGCTGGGGTTAAAGTTAATGTTCATAACTATGTTCCTGGTACGGAAACCACCGCTGAGAGAAAGAGCGATGGTAAAGGTGGATTCAGTATTGAAGTGATGGTTGAGAAGATAACGGATAAAATAAATAATAACACTTTGAAAGGGAAGGGGGTCGCCCCTTCAATGGAACAACGTTACGGATTGAATCCAGCTGCAGGTGCTATAACATGACTGATATTACTTTTCCAACGGTTTTGCCGTTGCCAAGCACTGAAAGCTACCAATTTAATCCACGTTCCGGATTGAAGAGAACTGAGATGTCATCCGGAGCCGCCCGCCACCGACGTGTTCATAGAGCAGCACCAGACGTATTTAGTATGATTTGGGACATGAGTTCTGATGAGCTTTCAGTTTTTGAGGCCTTTTTCAATTACGATATTGAGGATGGGGTAAAATGGTTCAAGATGAAGCACCACACTCCACGAGGGATGGTCGATGGAGATTTTCGATTTGTTAACCCAGAGGAGCCTTATAAGGTTCGAAATATAGGTTCTTATGATTTTAAAGTAACCGCTTCATTGGAGAGACGTAACCGGATTTTGGCTTCTTTCAATGGGTATGTTGCTTTGACTAAGTATGCTAAAGTTGATATTGAAGCAGTATCAAGCAAGTTGCATACTCATTTGCACGATACATTAACTCAATCAGAAGGAGAATGGTAATATGACCGATACTTTAACCCCAGCAATTGACCAGATAATTGCGGACAGTACCAAGTTGCATGAAGTTGTTCATGGATCTGATGATGCGGTAGTTAGTACCGAGGGTGGTGACATACGCACTTTGGCGAAAGCCATCAAAGAGGTTGACTTTGCTGATCGTCGAATAAAAATGCCAGCTCTTGGATCACCAGGTGGATTTCTACAAGTCCTGCCCAATCTTTACAGTGGTACATTGTTGGCGGGCGGTGCCTGGCTTCCTTTAGTAAAGGTGTATTCTACAGTCTTCCACCCTACGTATTTGAAGCTGCAGCTGCAAACGGTGTGGGATTGGGGGGGAGCGTATCATTATTATGAGGGGGTGCTTCGCGTTTCTGGTAACGCCATAACGCAGACAGATTTGGTTGCAGCTTCTCAGTTTGATTTTAGGTTAGTCTTAACTTCGACTGCTGATGTGTACCAATTTGAAGTGAGATATTCTAATACAGATAGTACCTTTACCGGTATACTTACTTACGGCACATTCGGAGTAGAAGTAGACCCACCAACACAAACAAGGAGAGTGTATGCAATACTTTGAAATAGATGGAGTTCTTTACTATTGCGATTCAGAAGAAGAAGCAATACAACAGGCAAAAATGCACAGGACTAAACCTGAGGACAGGGAAGATTCTTAGCAATGCAAAACAGCCAGCTTACAGAAGCTATAAAAGAGGCTTACGCTAATACCTCTGATGATGATGTGCTGTTTGAAACGCTGGAGTTTGTTCATTCTTCCTTTTTAGATGAAGAAGGCAATCAAACACCCATTCGGGTTGTTAGGGATTATCAGGATCTTGAGGCTACTTTGGAAGATACAGCACCAGTAAACGCTGGGCAAAAGGTAAAATTTATTAGGTTTGCATTTGATATTGTTTTACCTGAGATTAGTCAGGGAGCATCAAAAGAAATAACAATAACCATTGATAATGTTAGCCAGTTGATTGGTGAAAATATCGATAGAAGCAAAGATACCAATGAAAAGATAATCGTTATTTACAGACCTTTTTTATTGTCTGATCTATCCCAACCACAGATAAATCCACCATACCAATTTATCTTGCGCTCCGTTGAAGTAAATGAAATGCAGGTGGTGGGTAAAGCCTCTTTCGAGATAGACTTTACGAATCGTTCGTTTCCCAGCGATACCTATACTTCAGAGAGATTTCCTGGATTAGTGCGATGACTTCTCACTGGGCGGTTTCCTTACAAGGGAAGCCTTGGATTGCTGGAAAATCGGGACCAGATTCCTTTGATTGTTGGGGCTTGGTTCGTTATGTACAAAAAGTGCATTTCGAGCGAGAAACCCCAGAAATAGGTGTGGATGCGGTAGATAGGTTCGATAGATCAGCGGTATCCGAAATGTTTAAAAATTCCGAAGAATTAAAGAATTGGGAGGTTGTTACCTTTCAGCCTGCTGAAGGAGATGTTATTTTGCTTAGTCATTCTAAAGAGCCGATACATATTGGAGTGGTAATAAAACCGAATGGATTAACGGGGGTTCTTCATTGCGTGAGAAAGGTTGGGGTTATCTTTACTTCTATACAAGACCTCGGGATTTCTGGCTGGCATTCTCAACGAATATATAGGTGGAAAGGATGCACGCATTAGCAATACACGTAACAGATCCATTTGATTACAGCAATAACCTCAAAAGTTATGAAATTTCTGAAGGTACTTCTATTAGAAAGCAAGCCATCCATTTTGCTGGAAAGTCCGAATTTTCAAGACCTACGATTTGTGTAGTAAATAACAAGCCAGTTTTGAGGCAGGATTGGGATAATGCTATCAATAGAGGGGACAATGTAGTGTTTCTTACCCTACCACAGGGAGACGCTGGGGATAGTGGAAAGGTTTTACGAGTAGTACTTTTTGTTGCATTGGTGGTAGTTGCTAATGTGTATGGAGCTCAAGTTGGAACAGCTTTGGGTCTAACTGGGGCAACCGCAGCTGGAGTAGGTTCCACCTTGATAACTGTGGCAGGCAGTGTCTTAATAAATAGACTTTTGCCTCCACCAAAACCTCAAAGTTCTGATGCTCTAAACAGTTTATCCGCAGCTTCTCCAACGTATTCATTGTCTTCACAGGGAAATTTGGCGAGACTTGGATCAGCTATACCTTCTTTGTATGGAAAGCACCTCATCTATCCGGATTTTGCTTCTACCCCTTATTCTCAATTCATTGACAATGACCAATTTTTGCAGCAGCTGTTTGTAATTGGTCAGGGTTATTACACCATAGAATCAATAAAAATCGAAGATACCCCAATTGAAAATTTTCCGGATGTAGAATTTGAATTAGTTTTACCTGGAGAATCGCTTGATTTATTTCAGAGCAATGTGCTCTCCTCAGTTGAAGTTTCAGGTCAGGAATTAGAGGGTCCAAACAATGAGGGCGATTGGGTTGGACCCTTTGTTTTGGCTCCACCACGAAGTTTATCTACACATCTCGAGATTGACATTTTCCTTAGTCGTGGGCTATTTAAAACAGATTCAAATGGTAATATCGGTTCGAGTACTGTTTCTTTTGAGTTTCAAGTTAGAAGAATAGACGATAGAGGCACTTCTTTTGGCGAATGGCATACCGTATTAGAAAAAACGATAACTATGTCCACTGTGGATCCACAGCGTATCAGCTACCGCGTTGAAGTGCCATTTGGTAGGCACGAGGTAAGAGGGAAAAGAACAAATAATAAAGATAATAGCGCCTCAGCTTCCAATAACGTTCATTGGGGAGGAGCTCGCAGTTACCTGTTATCGGAGCCAAATTATGAAGGCTTGACGCTTTTAGCTGTAAAGTTACGAGCCACTGATAGTTTGAGTGCCCAATCAAGCAGGAAAATCAATTGCGTTGCACAGCGGTTACTTCCGACTTGGTCTCCATCTGGAGGATGGACAGCAAGACAAGCAACAAGCTCAATCTCTTGGGCTTTTGTAGATGTTTGTAAAGCCTCTTATGGTGGAAAGCTACCGGATAGTAAAATCGACCTTAATACCCTGTACGAACTTGATCAAATATGGTCGGATAGGGGTGATAGTTTTAACGCGGTATTCGACCGAAAACACTCCATCTGGGAATCCTTAACTCACGTGGCTCGCTGTGGTAGGGCTATTCCACTGCTAAAGGCTGGGGTGATCACTTTATCCAGAGACCAAAAACGAGATGTGGTATCAGGCATGTTTACAATGCGAAACATTCTGAAAAATACGCTTAATGTAAGTTATGTTATGCCCTCTGAAGAGGTTACCGACAGGCTACAGATTGAATATTTCGATGAAAGAACCTGGACTCCTCGAAACGAGCTGATAGAGGAAGAGGACAGTACCTCTGAATTGGTAGCTAAAGTACAGCTGTTTGGATGTACCAGTAGAGACCAAGCAAGGCGGGAAGGTCTTTATTTGCTGAAAACGCAGCGGCTGAGAAGAAAGACCATCACATTTCAGACGGAGTTGGAAGGATTTATTCCAACTTATGGTTCTGATATTGTTATTAGTCATGATATGCCAGCTTGGGGAACCTCGGGGGATATTATCGGTAAAGAGGGTTTAACCTTTGAAACCTCAATTCCTTTGTCTTTTGAGGATTCTGGGGGTACTTATTATGCAGCTTTTAGAAAGCGTGATGGCTCTTTGTCGGGACCGTTTGAAGCCACAAAACACGCTGAAATTAACAAGTTTACGCTATCCTCTGATCCTGGCATTGAATTTGCTTTAGGAGATGAAAGTGAGCAAACTCATTTTGCATTTGGCAAGGGGGAAGAATGGTCAACTAAAGCAAGGGTTGCTGAGATTAAACCCTTACAGGATTTAAATGTTGAAATAGTGGCAGTTGAGGAGGTGGATGAGGTGCATGTGGATATACCTCCTATTACAGCAGATAATTTAAAAGAAGTTGAGCTCACCATAAGTAATGATGTAGCGAATTACGATGTTTTTTCAGCTCTGGGTTTCCCCGAGTATCCAATTGATTTAAAACTCACAATCGCAGCTGGGGTTACTGTGTATAGTATAAATAATGCTGCACCAGCTTTGCGAATAGTTGGATTTCATGAGTTTAGTAAAATTGAAGTTAACAACAATGGAAGTATAATTGGAGCAGGTGGTGCAGGCGGAGGCGGTGGTCAGACTGGACGAAACAATGGTGAAGTTGGTAAAGACGGCGGGGATGCGCTGCTTATTAGTTTAGATATAACCCTCAAGAATTCCAATGGCTACCTCTTTGGTGGAGGTGGTGGAGGTGGTGGAGGTGGACTGAGCACTCGCACTATTGACTATCTTGCTGGAGGCGGAGGCGGAGGCGGCGCTGGAAACTATAACAGCAAAGGTGGATCAGGTGGATCAGGCACACCCGCGGGTCCTCTTGCTCCCGATGGTTCAGGTGTGGCTGGTCCATCTGCTGGTGGCGCTGGAACCACCACAGGTGGAGAAGGTGGACAGGGTGGTAGGTATTTTTACGCCGACAGTTTTGGAACTCCGCCAGACAACGGAGGCGCAGGCGGAGACGGTGGAGATTATGGCGAAGATGGTCAAAACGGTGGAACTGGTGATTTCCCTTCCCAAGGAACTAATCATCCTGGTTCTGCAGGTGGAAAAGCTGGATGGGCGGTGATAAATGTAACGGAAAGCCAATTTGGTGCCATTGCAGAATTTGATGCTGGTGGGGACTCCCCAGATAGGGTTAAAGGGCAAACATTTACAAAATAAAAAGGAGATAATTATGATAACTTTAAGGCGTATTCAACAGGTGCTTAGATCATTCGGTTTTTACCGAGGACTCATTGACGGAGTACTTGGACCCAAAACAATCAAAGCAGTTAAATGCTTCCAGTCGATAAACCCACCCTTATTGGTGGATGGAAAACCTGGGGTGAAAACGTGCGATGCTTTGTTTGAGCCGCTTTTTGGTGATAGGGATACCGTTATTTCCAGCCCAGAAAAGGATAACATCCCAACTCAATCCCAAGTACCCCAATATTACGGAAGAATGGGGAGAAATCAAGTTAAAGTGATGCTTCCATACAAAATGAGAATTGCGTGGGAACCATCAAAGTTAATAAACCAATTTTCCTGCCACAAGAAGGTAGCTGATAATATTCAGGGCATATTTGAGCAGACCCTTAATCACTATGGAATGGACGAGGTAAAGAGACTTGGGCTTGATCTCTTTGGAGGATGCTACAATGTTCGTAAAATGAGGGGGGGCAATAAATACTCGATGCACAGCTGGGGGATAGCAGTAGATATAGATCCAGCAAGAAATCGCTTCAAATGGAATAGCGATAAGGCCGAGTTGGCAAAGCCCGAGTACAATGAATTTTGGAATATTGTAGAAAGCAATGGAGCGGTCTCGTTAGGTAGAGGTCGTAATTTTGATTGGATGCACTTTCAATTTGCGAGGTTTTAAAGATGGTAAATGATAAAATAAGAGTTAACAGTTTGAGATGGAAGATTCGCAGGAGAATCGTTAATTGCACTTTAACGTATTGCGCGTTGGCAGTGAGTTATATCATCTTTCAAGGGGGTACTTGTTCTAATGTTAACCAATCTATAGCTTTGGCGCTTATAGGGCTAAGTTCGAGTGTTATTGGGTATTATGTGTTCGGAGTGGTTTGGGATGATAGGAGTGCAAATGCTAAGCAGAATAAAGATTAAAATAATCATATATCTTTTCATTGCTGCTGTTTGTGCTTGGGTTTTTTATAAGCAAAGATCCGATATATCTAATTTGAAAGAATCAGTAACGATTTTAAGTGCTAATAATGCCAAGTTGCAAGTAGCTGTTAGCAAGCAAAATGATACTATAACTTCTTTTGAATCTCAAATAAGGCATTCTCTGAGAAACAATGAACAGCTTCGAAACGATATACGAGAATCCGAGAAAAAGCGGAATGAAATAACCGAGAAATTTAATTCATACAGAGGGAGATTATATAATGCAGCAATCAAAAAACCAAGCCTTATTGAGCGTAGGGCTAATTCTGCCATTGCTGATGTCTTGCAGCAGTTTGCCAGAGAAACTGGAAATCAAGACTGAAGAAGTTAGAATACCAGCACAGAAGTACCAGCGACCTTTAGGGGTTCCAGCCCCAGTGGTTAAACTGCGAGTTATAACTCCAGAAGTGGCTGCCAATCTCAACGCTCAAGTACAGCTTGGCAACATAGATAAATTTGTATTTTTTGCTTATTCAGAAAAGGATTATTTAACCTTTTCGCAGTGGCTTCAAAAAATTCTTTCTTTTATTAAGGATCAGAATGCAATAATAGAGGCTTATGAAAGAGATGTAGATTATCACAATAAAAAAGATTTCGAAAGCAGTGAAGATTAGTTGATATCTCACCGCTGGTGTATTATAAATATAAAAGTAGTTAATTTTAACCCGAACAACGGAGAATTTATGACAGAGCAAGAGCGTACTGCTTATGTGTTGCAGTATTCACAAATAAAAGCATTTAAACTCTATTCTAAACTACCCCAGCAGGTCAAATCTGCAGTAGAGGTAGAGGATCTACAGCAAAATCTATGTTTGCACTATTTTGAGCAGAGGCATTCTTACGACGAATCAAAAGACTTCAAACCGTGGGTTCACACTGTTATGAACTCACGTGGTATAGATGAGGTAACAAGAATTTGGGATGATTTTGTAAAATGTAGAGATTCTCATGATTACACCGTACCAGTATCTAAAGAGTATGGAGAAGAAGGATCTTACGAACTTGTTTTATTAGATATAAATTCACCAGAAATGCTGTGCATTTCTTATTACGAGGAATTATTGATGGGTCAAAAAATAGAAATATTCACTACAGAGGTTAGAAGCCTTTGCAAGAGGTTTGAAATTGAATACAATCCAGCCAACTACGTTGAATCGTTTGTTCAGGTATTGGATTACACCTTAAATCAAATGAGCGATGCTGAGTTTAAAGTACTCCCGTTTTCTCTTCAAAAAAAGTTAGCTGGGTATGGAGAGGAGATGAATCGCAACAACCTCCAAATTACCAAAAATGGGAAATTCCGCAATTTAGGAATTGTGGATAGCATTAGAACATGCATACAAGGCGGTATTTATGAATTTAAAGACATTAAAAAGGAGCTCAAGAAGAAAAACCTTGAGTACACAGATTCCAGCATTAGAACGATAATTTGGAATGAGAAAAAGCGTGCTGGGGTTGAAATAAAGCGTAAGCAGGCAGGGATCCTTCGCTTTGTTCAACAAAAATTTGATTATGGAAAAGGGGTGGTTACGGTGGCGGAGATGTTGCAGGAATTAAGAGCTGCGGACATGCCACACTCACCAGTCACCGTTAGGACATATGTCCAAAAATTAAGGGCAGGCCACGGATTAACAAAAACAAGGTAACAAAACAAATGCTTGATTCAATAAAACCGCAATGCGCTCCAGCTTTTTTAGATAGTGGAGCTTATTCAGTATCTACCGGTAAATGGGACTTTTTACCTTTAGGGGATTACATCAAATTCACAGATGAGTATCATAAACATTTTAGGGTAATTAGTGTACCGGACGTTATTGGTGATACTCAGGCTACTATAGAAAATGCTAATTACTTCTTTTCCCATACTGCAGTACCAAGGCATAAAATTGCAAACGTGTATCACGTAAATTCAAGCAATATCCGCCGATTTCCTGAAGTGGTAAGCCAATCCATTGATGCAGGGATTAGCACCATTTCTTTGGGAGGTTTAGTTGGTTTTCCGAAAAATAAAGCAGTAGTTGCTTTAGATTGGATTTATAACTATCTTTCTAAAACCAATTCTCCATTAAAAACTCATATTTTTGGGGGTGGGGATCCAATGATAGTTAAATTTTTTAGACCAGATTCAATTGACTCTGCTTCTTTTATTCATATGGCTAAAGGCTTTTCCTACCATTTATATGATTATGATAATTGGAAAATGAAGCGGGATAAGTTGGCTGGGAAGCGGAAATTTATGGATAGGAAATACATAACGCAGGAAAGTGTAGACTACCTAATGGAGCACTCAGATTTGCTGCTTCCGTTTGATGAGAATGCCGATAACCGAGAATATGTATATAAAGCGGTAGAGGGGATCGCAGACAGTGATAAGGTGCTGCTGGTAAATGGTCTAAATGTTCGCAGATTTGAAAAATACGCAAGGGAAAAACTTGGGTATGATTTTAAGCATTATGTATCTTATAGAGGATTCGATAGTTACAAGAATCCATACGTGTATTCTGGATTTAGAGAGATATGGAGGGAACGCCCATTGAATCCATATTTTGAATTTTGGAAGGTACAAGGTAGGGCATTTGAAAAACTAATAAATGTTTTTGGAGAATTAGAAAATGAGTAATGTAGATTGGGAATTGGGACTTGAAGTACATAAAATGCTGCTTCATAAAGGATTGGAAAGTCCAATGTTGAATAATCTGGAACCTGGATGGCTATCTCAGAGTAAAAGAAAAGAAGAGATTGAGCAGCTATTTTCAAAGATAATGACTTGCATAGGTCTTACGCAGGAAGATGATTCTTTGAAGGGAACCCCAGCAAGGGTGGCAAAAATGTTTACTTCAGAAATATTCAATGGATTAGATTACGCTAATTTTCCAAGAGTGATGACCATTGATAATAAGATGAATTACGATGAAGTGGTAGTTGAAAAGAAAATAGCGGTGAAGTCTTTTTGTGAGCACCATTTCGTGGCTATTGATGGGTATGCCACCGTTGGATACTTGCCTGATCAAAAAGTGGTAGGGTTGTCGAAGATCAATCGAGTTGTTGATTTCTTTAGTAGAAGACCACAGGTGCAGGAAAGGTTAACGGAGCAAATACACGCAACGCTGTGCTATATTCTTGGCACAGCTGATGTGGCTGTTTTGATTGATGCCTCGCATTTATGCGTAAAGCATAGAGGAGTTCAGGATCATTGTTCTTCTACTATAACTTCTAAACTCGGCGGAAGTTTTAAAGATAATAATCACACCCGTGCTGAGTTTATGAGCTTACAAAGGGGTTAAATATGTCTAACGCAAATGAAAAAATAGGAGTTCTGGATCACGGCTTTGTGCCCTGTGGCTACGAAGGCATTTTGTAAAAAGAATTTTAACGGAGAGAATGATGGAAAATAGTAGAGATTATTGTAATATGGTGGAGGCACTTAGAAAGCCAGGTATAGATATCTTAAAGGATTTAGACCCCGACAAGGCTAACTTATGGCACCTGGGGACTGGAGTTTGTGGCGAGGCTGGCGAACTGTTGGACGCTATAAAGAAGTGTGTAATCTACAACACGACTATTGATTTAAAGAATTTAATCGAGGAACTTGGGGATTTGGAGTTCTACTTGGAGGGGATTAGGCAAAGCTTGAATTTAAACCGAGAGGAAATTTTGAAGGCTAACATGGAAAAGTTATCTACGAGGTATGAGAGTGGGACGTACAGCAACGATTCAGCTCAGCTTAGAAAGGATAAGGATGAAGAATGATGATGCTTTATGCACTGTAGATAAAGAGAACTGCAGTAGAGCAGAAAACTGCGCGCGGCATGTAACTGCGAACAGGGAAGTTGCACATTATCGGCTTTATGTAAAACCACCAGAACCTGATAATTGTGATATTTTTATACCAATAAATAAAAGGAGAAATAAAAAATGAACAGAATACTTAAAGTATTAAAAAAAGACAACTTTATTCCGGAGCTTGGCTACCTTGTAGTCACTGCAGATGGAATGTGTGTTTATAATGGGCAGGTTGGCATTAAATACTCAAGAAAGTTAGCTGGAGAGCGGTTATGCTCTTTGGCGCAGAAAGCAGGTGCCTACGCAATTCCTGAGCCGTCTAAATTCCTTAGAACTGTAAGTGTTCTGGAAGATATTAGCTCCGTTGAGCTGATTGAAAAAGAAAGCGCTATAACTATTAAATTCGCAAGTAAGGGATCCTTGAAGATTCCAGTGGTAACCAATCTTCATGAACAGGTACCCCATTTACTATTAAAGTGGAAAACCTTAGAAGAAGCAAATGAAAGTGGCACAGAAATCAATTCTCTTTGGAATGAAGTGCACGCTCTTACCACCAACGAAGGCGAAGCCCTTTGGGGTGATGTGATAGGAGTATATGGGCAAGATGGAAAATTGGTTTCTTTTGATTGGGGGGTTTATCTTCATAGTGATGATATGAAATTGCCCGATTTTTACTGCCCAAGGTCTATCGTTGAGTTGGGATTAAAAAGCATGAGCCATTTTATGATTGATGGAGACACCATCAATATTGTTGGTCATGAGGTTCAGTATGTATTTACTGGATTAGCCAAATCTTCTGTGGTGAATGATATGATGCACTTGAAGGATCACTTCGAAAAGGGAGAAACTAAAAAGGTGACTCTGGATTTCAAGAGCGGTCTATGGAAACGTGCGAAGCTGTTTGCCTCAGCTATCTTATCGCTCAAGGTTACCAATGGGGAAATATTCGTGCACCACGATACCTGGTCTGAGTGCATTGGTAAAACGGAGGCTCCGGATGCAGAATTTGTAACCAGGATTTCTCTTTTATCGCGCTGGGCTTCTGGAACTTTTGAGCACAGCATTTCAATATCCCAGGATGGAACTTGGTACCTATTTGGAAAAACGCGAGGAGGGTTAAGTTTTTATGCGGTTCTTACGGATGTGGCGAAGGGAGAAATCGAAGAATCAACGGAAGAACCAGAAGTGTCGGTGTTACCAGATATTGAAGAAGGGAAGTCCTTACTCTAAAAAGGAGTAACAATGGATTTACAGAAGAATTGCGCCGCTTGTAAGCTGTATCAGCGAAGCGGCTGCAAATCCCCAAAACTCAAACCAAATGGATCCTCGCGACCGAAGTATGTAGTAGTAATATCACAGCCCAGCGTACACGATGACTCAAAGGGCGCCTTGTTTGCAGGATCCTCTGGAGCGAAATTTAAGGAGGTGTTAAAATCCCTTGAGTTTAATCTTGATGAAATTCTTTTTACCGCAGCCGTAAGATGTAAGCCACAAACTCAATCTTACGCGCAAGAAAAAGAAATCCAGCTATGTGGAGAAACTGTTCGAGATTTAATAGATTTTCATCAACCAGATGGAATTATATGTTTGGGGGATAATGCAATTAAAGCGGTTTTTCCAAACTCTTATGAAAGTGTTTATTCTATTCCTGCTGTAAGGGGTTCGAAAGTTCCTTACTTCAGCAAATCTGGAAAGGTCATAACTACTGTAATCACTTTTAACCCGAGTTTTTTTGTTGCGAACAGAAATGAAAGTCTGTATCAGGTATGGTACGATGATTTAGCATCGGTTAAAGAACCAGTGAAAATAGCTGTGGATCTTAAACCTAATATTATTTTATGCGAAACCTTTGATCAAATAGCTGAGTGCGCTGAAAGGTTAAAAACCGAAAGTATAGTAGCTTTTGACTTTGAAACTACATCACTGAAACCGTATGGTCAGGCGGGGAAGACATCTGAGCTGTATACTGTTTCCTTTGCATTTGATGATGGCACTTCCTTTGCCATTCCTTTGTTTGATTATTTTCCTTCGAATATGCAGAAGGCAGTAATGGAATTAGTAGGAGCTTTCTTTTATCACCTTAACCCAAAACAGAAAAAAATTGGGCATAACACCAAGTTTGATATGTTATGGGGCATGTATAAGGCAGGCGGAGGTTTGGATAAAGCTCCTCAAGGAATTTGGGAAGATTCCTCCTTGTTATGCTGGATCAATGATGGAAGGCACAGTATGAGCAAGCTGAAAGTGGCAGCTTGGAGATACTTGGGAGTTAAAAATTGGAGTGTTGATGTAAGCAATGTTCAAAAGCTCCCACTTAGACATGTATTGAAGTATAACGCTTTAGATTCTTTTTATACCTTGAGACTCTATCAGCATTTGGAGCCTTTGGTGTGCAATACGGATGAAAATAAAAGGCTTTATAAGGCATTGATGCTTCCCGCTATGCTCCAATTTATAAAGATTGAAATGCGTGGGGTACCAGTTTGCGAAAAAACAAGAACCAAGTTTTATCATGAATATGAAAAGAAGCACACTTCTATATTGTTAGATATTAGAAAAGATTCTGGAAGAATGGGATTAAATCCTGGATCTCCTAAGCAGTTACAGGATTATTTTTTAAATGACTGTGGATACAAATTAAAAAATAAAACCAAAACAGGGTATTCCACGGACAATGACTCAATGCAATACCTGGTAAACACCTACCAGGATGGAGTAGCACAGAAAGTTATGGATTGTAGAGCAGTAGCGAAGCTGCAATCCACTTATATTTCTGGTATGTCAAAGCATATTTATAATGATGGAAGAATCCACGGCGGTTTCAATTTAACCGCAACCATTACTGGAAGAACCAGCTCAAACGAACCCAATATGCAGAACTTTCCAAAACGGAAAGCAAAAGAGGTGAGAAGCATGATTGTAGCCCCTGAAGGCTATAAACTATGCAGCTTCGACTATGGGCAAATTGAAGCCCGTTTATTTGCAGTAGTAACAGCAGATAAGCAATATCTAAAAGACCTCCAAGAAGGATATGATATACACGCAGAGAAAGCATTGTGGGTGTATAGAGACCAATGCGGTTGGTCCGAAGAAGATGCTTTAGCCCAAAGGGGCAAAGTAAAAAATGGGGGGGTTTTTCCTGCATTTTACGGGGCAGGGGATGCTAATATAGCAGAAAGCCTCGGGATAAGCCTGCAAGTTGCAAGAGCCTTTAAAAACTCAATTTTTGATAGATATCCAACTGTACGGAGTTGGCAACGGGAAGTGGTTAAGGGTGAACAACAAAATGGGTATATTAAATCTTTATACGGTAGGGTTAGGAGATCACCGATAGCTTATAATGAGCTGCTTAATTTTACTACTCAAAGCACGGCTTCCGATATGACCTTAACTGCTATGAATTTTTTGGGTAGAAAGTATGAAATTTCTTTTATGATTCATGATGATCTCAGTATGTTTATTAAGGACGATGAAAAGTTAAACGCTAACATAGATTATATATGTGATGCTATGCTTGTTTTGCCTTGGTTGTTTCTATCTAAATCGCCGCTTATGAAGAGTTTTGCACCTTTGCAGGTGGAATGTGAAGTTGGTGATAATTGGGCTGAACAGCAGGCAGTTAAGAGTATAGATACAGTTCAGGCTGGATATAAATCTTTGCAGGATTGTTTAGTGAGAGCAGAAGAAATCAAACAGGAGTTGCTAAGTGAAGGATGGTGATCTAATTAAAAATGTTGATATGATGCGATTGGCCAGTTCAAGGGAGCTGTCTTTTGAGCCTGCTTCTCTTTGGAAGTTTTCTAAAAACCGATTATTGGAACTGGTAATGAACCAAGGTTACCATTCTCAGCAGCAAAGATTGAAAATGAGAGCCCATAAAGATTGGGTAACGGCTGGGAGTGGTAAGCACCTGTCAAGGTGGAATGCAGAATACCTAAAGAGGATCTACGAATTTTTTACCTTTAAAGGAGCCGTTGTTTTTGATCCTTTTTCCGGTCATACTTCATCTATAATTCCTTTTTTGATGAAGCGCCGATACATAGGAATTGAATTGAACAGTGAAAGGTACCATTCACAGCTCAAGCACTTGGATTTTTTTGCAGGTTTAAACGACCGAGAGGGTCTGGTGGATCTTCATTTAGGGGATTCACGTGATTTTAAGGTTGGTGACGGTGTTGATGCCATTATTACCGATCCTCCCTTTTTCACATTGGAGCGATACGATAAGGAGGATTCAAGAAATTTATCTAATATACAAGATCCAAAACAGTGGGCAATTGAAGTGGTGCGAGGCATCGAACCTTCTGCCGTTAATTTGCGCGATGGTGGATTTTTAATTGTTAAAATTTCTGATTTAAAGTTACAGGGAAAAGTGTTGCCCCTAAAAAAATTACTATTAGATCAGATTTTAAGTAGCGTAAACAATGTGGAGTTTGAACAAGAAATTTGCATTGAATCCAACCCCGCTAAGCGTCATCCTTTATATTCTCAAGCCATTGCTAAAGGGCGGTGCTTATCTACTTTTGAATCTCTGCTTATTTTTAGAAATTATACGAATACCCAGGAATATGATTTGAAAGTCATAAACAGCAGACCACTTGTTAAGGATGTATATCCAAGTAAAAACAAACTCTTTTGGAGGAAAGAAGCTGGAAAAGTGTGTTGGATAACAAGAAGTCTGGATATTGAATTTAGAAAATCAGGAATTTTTTTGGGGTAATATGTTAATAATAGGTCTCGCTGGGCGCAAAGGTTCAGGAAAATCAACGGTGGCACATATCATGGAAAAAGAGGGGTTTGTTGAATTAGCCTTTGCGGATCCATTGAAAGAAGCTGCTGCTGTACTATTAGGAGTTCCAAAAAAATGGATGTTTAAAGCGAGGTTGGAAGACAAAGAAGCAATTGTTCCAGGATTCAATTTTACTTATAGGAGCTTTCTTCAGAAACTTGGAACCGAATTTGCTCGAGATTCAATATCGACGAATTTTTGGGTAGATAGAATGGATGTGCGCCTTTACGGCATGGCGGATAAATTTATTGTTGTTAGTGATGTACGTTTTGATAATGAAGCTGAATACATTTTATCTAAAAATGGGGTAATCATTGATATACAACGAGATTCCACACCTGCTGATGATCACATTACCGAAAAAGGAGTTAGTGAACATCTTACTAAGTATAAATTATCAAACAATGGATCAATGAATGATCTGTATACTGATATAAAATCAATAGTTAAAGATATTATGGTAAAGGAGAACAAATAAAATGGCGTTATTTACAAAACATAGACCTTCGAAATTAGATCAAATGTTGGGAAATTCCCACGTTATTGAATCAGTAAAGACTCTAATCGAGAAGAAGGACGTACCACATAGCTGGTTATTTACTGGGAATAGTGGCTGTGGAAAAACCACCATTGCAAGAATTATTGCAACCGAGCTGGGAGCAACGGCTTCAGGAATTGTAGAAATAAACGCTTCAGATATTCGTGGTATTGATGGTATGCGCGAAATTATCAAACAGGCGCAATACCGCGTTCCAGGATCGCCAATTTCTGTGTATATCCTTGATGAATGCCACCAGTTAACAAAGGATGCTCAAAATGCCTTATTGAAAATCTTAGAAGACTCACCAGCTCACGCTTACTTTGTTCTTGCTACCACAGATCCTCAGAAGCTCATAGATACCATTAAAACTCGCTGTAAGCAGTTTAAATTTGAGCCGCTTACTCCAGAAGATACGGTCGAGCTTGTTGCGGATGTTGCAGACATAGAGGGTATTAAAGTATCTGATGATATCCTAATGGAAATCGCGCAGCAGTCAGCAGGAAGCCCAAGGCTTGCGTTAAACATGCTTGAAAGGTGCAGTGCTTTGACGAATGATATTGAAAAAGCCAGAAAGTTAATATGTTCTATTTCTATGGATTTCCAGATCGAAGGAGAATTTGATATTAGCGGTGAGATTGTAGCTGTTCTTCTCGGCAACAGAAACGAAAGGGCTGCTTGGAAAAAAATATCAACAATTCTGGATCAGAAAATATTAAAAGCGAATGCAGATGTTAATGCTGTCAAACAGGGGCTTACCGCGAGGTTAGGTAGGCTGCTATTGACGAGAGCTGACCTTGGCATTGCTGAAGCGATTATATTATTAGAAACGGTTAAAAATATGTACTCTAACGCCTCGTTTGTGGCTGTTATGTACATGCTTGTTAAAAAGTACTATAAAGGGGGAGGCGATGCCAAAGAAGTCGAAGGGAGATCAACTATTAAGTAGTAGAAAAGATATGATTAGAGCTCCCCAGCGCGCAGCGATACACGTAAATGAAGAAGGTATGATTATTCTTACCTTCAGTGATGATTCTGGAGAATCTCACTCTTTTTTGCTTTCCCAAGACCTTGCGGGTAGATTAAGTGATGGTCTTGGAGAAGCGGTAACTATAACACCACTCGATTTTCAGAGTAGAACCATAAATTAAGGAGATGTAATATGAAATTAGAACCAATTGATTTAACGAATTTAGATACGATTTTACAAACTCATGCCTATGAATTTCAAGAAGCCACGGAAAGCCTTCCGACTCTAAGAAATCAGATGAGTGCTGCAAAATTGGAAATTGATCGAATCGAAGCTTCTTTGTACCTTAGTATTAGGCGAGCTTTCGAAGGTAGTGGGGAAAAGTTTACTGAAGCTAAAATTACCTCAAGTATAAAATCGCATTCGGATTATATCGCTGCTTGTTCCAATCATCTCAATTGCCGAGAGGCTTATGATAAGGTCGACCAGGTGAGGGAAGTTTTTATGCAGAGAGAATCCAGCATTAAAAACTTAGTAAGTTTGTACCACGCCCAGTATTGGAGTTTAGGCAGTATAAACACGGTTCCCAAAGCAAAAGCTGATGGTGAATCAGGAGAAAAAAGGTTTAAAGAAAGGGCATAAAATCATGAATGAAGCACAGCAAAAGTTGAAGTGGCTTGAAGTCTTTTACTCTATACAAGGGGAAGGACTTCGAGTTGGAAAGCCAACCGTTTTTATTCGGTTGTTTGGCTGCAATTTTACTTGTCAAGGGTTTGGTATGCCAGATGGAGAATTAAGCAATTCCTATGAAGAGGTAGAGGTTGAAAAGTTTACAGCCTTGAAAAGTCTCCCAATCATAAAAACTGGATGTGATAGTTATGCAGCTTGGGATCCAAGGTGTGAGCATCTCACCACAGAAGGCACAGTAGAAGATTTATGTGTTGCAATTTTAAATTGTCTGGGACTTGATGGTAAAAACCCCAGTGCCCATTCGTTTTATAATGCACCGTTAAAGGGTATTGATGTGGTTATCACAGGTGGCGAGCCTATGTATAAGTGGCAGCCAGCTTTCCAGCCGTTGTTTAGAGCCCTTGGAGCAAGAGGGGTGGATAAAATAACCATAGAATCGAATGGATCTATCAGTGCACGGCTAAAGCTGTTCAAAGACTTAGGAAGGAACTTAATTTGGAGCTTTTCTCCCAAATTAAGCGAATCCGGAGAATCCTGGAATAAGGCTATTAAACCAAAGGCTATAAAGGATTGCTTAGATGCAACTCCTCATTCTGAGGCGTACCTAAAGTTTGTTGTTTCAAGGGATGAAAGCGTGGAGGAAGTAAAGAAAGCGATTGCTCAGTATAAAGAGGAAAAGGTAGACCTTCCAGTTTATTTAATGCCCACTGGTGGCACTTTAGAGGAGTACCGAGGAAACTCAAAGCACGTTGCTGAAATCTGCTTAAAAAATCGATGGAATTATTCTCCCAGACTGCACGTAGATTTGTGGGGCAATAGCTGGGGAACCTAATGGCAAAATCTCACAATAAGGGCAGCGCATTCGAGCGTGATGTTTCTAAACTTCTAAGTAATTGGATAAGTAATAACCAGGATGCGCACATCTTTTGTAGGCGATCCGGAAGCGGAGGGGCGGCTCGGGATAAAAAGGGATTAAGCGGTACGGGCGGCGACATTTATGCGGATAAGGGTATCGGAGAGTGGCTTACCAATCACACTCTTTTCGAATTAAAGTTTTACGCTGATTTGAAAGGAGACCTTTGGAATTTTATGGCGGGCAAGAACAGTAAAATAGATGAATTTATGTTTCAGGCTGAGGAATCCTCAGAACCGTATGGTAGAACCTGGACATTGATACTTAAAAGCAATAGAATGGAAATTCTATGTATAACGAATAGTGCAGCGATAGGAGAGTTTGTAGAATCTGCTTCGCTCATTAGAAAAAAGGATGGGGATTTATTTCTTTTTCCTTTTGTTGGGTTTCTTGAGAAGCCCTTTTTAAACCTGCAGAGCAAGATAGAATCAAGCACTGTTAGCAAGTTCAATAAGCAAAAAAAGTAGGAGAAAATTATGAGTAGTTTTAAAACAGCAAGTGTGGACCAAAGAGAAAGCCAAATGAACCAGCGCTCGCAAAAAGGATTGAGCTATGTAAAGGCGGATATACCAATTTTTGTGCCTTCGGATGGGGATAACCAAATTCGAATTGTGCCGCCATTATCGGATGATAAGCATGCGTCGCTATGGGGGCTTGAAGTTTGGGCTTACTATATGAATAATCGGAGTTTTTTGAGTTCTAAAACGTTTGACCAAACCGTGGAAGACCCAATTCAAAACCATTTTTTTGATATTCGCCAAGAAGCGGATGAGCAAGAAAAGAAAAAATATCGTGCCACGAAACGCCATTTGATGTTTGTTCTTGATCTTAATGATGAAAAAGAAGAATTAAAACTGTGGGCAGCTCCACCAACGTTAGTGGATGGTGTTCTAAATTTAACCAAAAATCGAAGAACAGGGGAATTGATTCCTTTGGAAGACCCAAAATTGGGAAGAATCGTATTCTTTACAAAAACGGGGCAAGGAATTGGTACCAAGTATGATGGAATCGAGCTGGATTCGCAACCGTTTCCTTTGGACGAGGCGTTAGCAGACGAGCTGGATCTTTTTGAAAATATCCTGGAAGTTCCACAGGCTTCTGAGCTTCAAGCAATATTAACAAAAATGCTTACGGGAGAACCGGATGATCAAGAAGCGATTGCACCTCCAAGAAGAGCAATTGAAAGAAGCAGACCTTCTAATCGTACTAATACTCCAGCGCCTGAAAATGTTCCACAAGAAGAGCCAGAGCAGGAACCTCAAGTTGATGAGGATATTCCAGATGAGGGACCTTCAGCGGACCAAAGCGAACAGGAAGATTTGAGTTCCAGAGTTCGAAAAAAGTTAGCAGAGCGGGCAGCTAATAGACGTTAAATTTTTATTGTTAGTAAGGGCTATTTTTGCCCTTACTAACCCATCAAACTGGAGTAAAAATGCAAGAAACTATCCACAGCGGCTCAACGCTGCTAAATTTGGCGTTGAGCGGCGAAGCTAATGGCGGCTGGAAATTGGGAAGAATCTCGAATATTGTAGGTGATAGATCTTCAGGGAAGACTTTGCTTGCAATAGAAGCAGCCACTTTATTTATCAATCATCCTCCTAAAGGGTTAACTCCAAAAGTTGTGTACTATGAGGCGGAAGCTGCATTTGATCAGCAGTACGCTGCTTCATTGGGTATGCCTGTGGATGCCATCGATTTTAGGCAGGGGGAGACAGTGGAACACCTATTCAAAGAATTGAGCGTTATTTGCGAACAAGCTAATAAGCAAGAAGGCACCTTGGTTATTTTGGATAGTTTAGATGCGTTAACTTCAGAAGCAGACATTAAAAAGGATTTTGGCAAGCAGGATTATGATCGTAAAGCAGCCAAATTATCGGAACTTTTTCGAAAGTTGGTAAGACCGATGGAAGACGCTAACATTCATCTGATGGTTATTTCGCAGGTGAGGGAGAACATTGGTGCTTTGCCTTTTTCTCCGAAATATAAACGTTCTGGTGGGAAAGCCCTTGATTTTTATTGCAGCCATATTCTTTGGCTTGCGGAAGCTGGCAAAGTAAAAAATTCCAAAACCGATAAAGTTTGTGGAATAAAAGTGGAAGCAAAGGTAACAAAAAACAAAGTCTCAAATCCCTATAGAAATGCGGGCTTTCCAATACTTTTTGGCTATGGTGTGGATAACATTGATTCCTTGTTGACCTTCTTATCGGATGATAAGATAGATACGGAATTAAGAATTAAAAAAGCCACAGGTGGGTACTATCTTTTTGACGATCAAAAGATGCGGAATGCAGAAATGATTGAGCATATAGAAAATACGGAAGGTTTGTATTTACAGTTAGTTAATATGGCTCAAGCAGCTTGGGATGATTTGGAAGATAAGACCAAAATCAATCGCAGGGCAAAAAGTGATTTAATGAACTCCTCTATCGTGGAAACAAAAGTAAAAAAGGAAAAAGAACAAAAGGTGGCCATCGAACGCCCAAAGTTTAAAACATAAACCAGCTGAGGATGATGTATGTATATAATAGTAGATGGATCCAGTATAGCCCATAGAGCTTGGCACGCAAAACCTATAAGTGGCTTTAAAAACGTGCCAGATGAAAAAGAAGAGGTGGAAGCCGTTGGTGGGCTTTTCATCTATTCTTTTTGTAAGCAGCTTGTTAGCATTGTAAAAGAAGTGGATAAAAGGAGACCGCTATTTTCAAAGGTAATAATCTGCTGGGATGGCAGGAACTCCACTAAATTAAGAAGATCCATCTATCCTGAATATAAAGCAAACAGGGCAGCGAAAAAAGACGCAAGGGAGCATTTAAATGTATATACTTTCATAAACCTACTTAGAGATGAATTAACGCGAGTATCCCCGCGTTTTTCGCTGTATTATGAATATGCAGAAGCGGATGACCTAATTGGAATAATCTGTAACACCTTGGGGGATGAAAATAAAGTTATCGTAACAAGGGATAAAGATATGTATCAATTGGTGGATAACTGCACTTTTATTTTGGACCCATTTCAGGATGCTTGGTTGGGTGAGAATGAGATAATGCAAGAATTGGGGTGCACCCCAAAGCAGATAGTAGAGTACAAAGCCCTCGTTGGGGACAAGAGTGATAACTATCCAGGAATGCGCGGGGTCGGGCACAAAAAGGCTTTATTGATCCTAAATAACAGTGTAAATTATGAGGTCAGCAACAAGGAAGTAAACACCTTTAAAAAATTGGCGACCCTTCCAAATCCGGATCTTAACACCTTAGAAATTCTGGAAACTTTTTGCAATGATGAATTTAACAAAAGAGCAAATTGGGAATATCTGAGTAAAGAATGGGCATTTAACTCTGAATTTGAAAAGGCTCTTTACATTGTAACGTGAGTAGGCTGTCAGCGGGCAAAGGAAAAATAGCATTCGAAGGAAAGAAACGTCTTTCCAAAAACGCAGCTGTTTTAATCAAACAGGAATTGAAGCAAGAGCTCAACCTGCTAAAATTGAACCAAAAAGAGGCTTTTACCCTTACGCATTGCACTAACTTAATTCAGCATAGAAACGATGAAGATAGGGTGCAGGAGTTGGTGGATCTTTTCCGGATAGCTGATATCAACGAAAACAGCGGAATTTTGCAATTCTATTGGTGGTATAAAGATAATCCAATAAGTAAAACCGATTGCGCAGTGTATCTCATATTTGATCAGGTTGGGGCTGACCTTGGATTGAATCAATGCAATCCAACCAGATTTTCTGGTATTTGCAGCTCGCTAATTGAAAGATTTGAAATTTGGAAAGGAGAAGCTGGAAATTCCATAGAAGATTTATTGATTGATTATTTTACCAGTGTTTTGCCCAAAGCAGTAAAATTTAATTCGGTTTTTGCTACCTCACCTAAGAGTCTGCTGGATTCTTTTGGATGGAATTTGTGGGAGGAGCACATAAGGGATCAATATGGTGGAAAATTGCTTTATTTAGAGGCTTCTAAAGAACAATTGGATAAATCTAAAGTGGAAACTAAGAAGCTAAAAGAAATACAAAGTCTAAAGGATAAAGCCCTTAGATGTTCAGATATTGAAGGGTATGATAAGATTGGTAAATTGTTAAGCACTCAAACCATAGGAGAAACGCATGAAAAATTACTTGGGAATGGAAACCCTTGCTAAGCTGAATTTAAAAATTTGCAAAGAATTAGAATCTCAATTAGGAAATGCCCCATTAGAAGTTCCAACGGTGGTATACGGAGTTGCAAGAGGTGGTATCGTTCCTGCTTTGTTTATCAGCCACCATTTTGATATTCCGCTAAAAATCATCCATTTATCTTCCTATGAAGGAGAAAAATCCTGCAAGATTAAAGTGGAAAGTCCATTGCCCTGCATAAGCGATTTAACAGGGGTAGAAAATGTCATTATAGCGGATGATATAGTAGATAGCGGTAAAACGATGAAATACGTTTTGGACCATTTTAACTTTATTAAGGAGTTCAACGATGTCCATTTTAATATCATTACTTGTACTACCATCAAATCAGATAACTGTAAAATTCCTATTGATCATTACGGGGATACTAATGATTCTTCCTGGATTGTGTTTCCATATGAAAAAGGTGGAATCGCATAAAAATGGATGAGGTCACTCTCTTAGATCAACAACTTGAAGATAGATACATACGTTCCTTATTAGAGTACCCAAAACTGCTACAGCTTACTTCAGATTCTTTAGAAGAAAGCAACTTTTCCACTAAGTCGAAAGCCCGTTTATATAACAGTATTATCACTTACTGGAGCACGTTTGAATCTATTCCAAGTTTAGACTTGCTGATTGTTACTATTGAGGAAATGTATCCTGGTGAACAATCCAAGCTAATAATCCGCTTAGCTCAAAAAATACTAAAGCTGCCTGCGCCAGAATGGAAGTGGATACTGTCTAAAATAGATCAACACATAAAAACCATTCAAATCCAAAAATCCCTATTCGAAGCATCAGAGCTTTTGCATCAAGGAGATGTTAAGTCAGCAGAAAACCGATTAGTTGATTCTATTAGAAATAGTGGGGTACTGTCTGGAGCAGCCACCAACGATTTAAATCTCAATAAAAATGACATATATGAAATTGCCAGAAGTGAGGATAATTTTTGTTGCCCAACTCGAATTTACGCTTTAGACGATTATCTGAAGGGTCTATTTAGAAAAGAACTATTTTTGGTCATGGCACCAATGAATGTCGGCAAGTCTTGGGCTGTGGTACATTTTGCAACTTCCGCTTTATTAAGTGGTAAATATGTTCTATATCTCACTTTAGAAATGAGCAAGGAGCGCGTTTTGCAAAGAACCCTACAAAACATTTCTGGAACGTACTCCCCAAGGTTTGAAGATGATCATCAAAAGGAAATAGAGCGATGGGATGAAAATTGGCAAGAAAAAGAAAAGCACCAAGCAAGCTCGCTGTTTAATGTAGACCAAGTACATAAAAATTTAAGCATTTTGAAGAAATTCGGAGGAATGTTGAGTGTTAAGGAGTATGCCTCGGGAACCGCTTCAATAAAGGATATAGAAAAAGAAGTTACCCTATTTGATGTAACCTTTGGCAAGTTGCCAGATATTATAATAGTTGATGGATTGATGGATATCAAATATCAAGGATCTACGGATACCAACAGGCAGAGGCTTGGTCTATCTCAAGTGGCTCGAGAACTTAGAAGAATAGCCAGCGAATACAATGCTGCGGTGGTAACCACCCATCAAGGAAACAGAGAAAGCATAGGAGCGAATTTGGTTGGTACACAGCACACCGGAGAGAGCATTGGAATAGTTCAAATTGCAGATACTGGAATTTCCTTGAATCAAAGTAAGGCAGAATACCAGACAGGCAAGATGCGCATAAATGTGATGCGATCAAGAAACCAAACTAAATGGGGGCTTGTGGAAATTTGGCAAAATCTCAACATTGGGCAATTTTGTCAAGCCTCGAAGATTTTAGAAGATTATGAACAAGAAGAGGTAGAGGAACAGGAAGATAAAAACCGCCGACGCATAAGGAAGAGACAATGAAAAAAGAAAGAGAACCGAAGGGAACCATTGGATACCAACTAAAAGGCATTCCAATAGATACTATTAACGATACTTTAGACGCTTTTCAACTTAAAACTCAGCCTTTAGAGCACCAAGCAAGGTCTTTGTACTTGAGCTTAGATCAGGATACTTGGCTGTATGCCTTAGATATGGGCTTGGGAAAAACTAAAATCGGGCTGGACATAACTACTATTTCAGAGATGTTAGACGGCAAAGGAAGGGCTTTAGTAACTTGCCCACCAATGGTTACAAGGCAGTGGAAGAATGAAGTGCATAAGCACTCAAATTTAAGTGTTACCGTGGTTGATTCAAACCTCAATAGCAAAGAAGAAAAACTCACCCAATTGGAAAGGTCTGTTAGTAATATAACGGTAGCCAGCCATCCGTGGCTTGTGAGCTTGTTTAGATGGGCGCAGCAGGATCCAATCATTGAAAAGCATTTAAAATCGCTATTCCAATCATTTGACATCCTATTGGTAGATGAAGCCCACGTATTAAGAAACCCAGATACAAAAGGGTTTTTAGGCTACAAAAAGTATTTGTTGGATATACCAAAACGCTATCTAATGACTGGAACTCCAACTGGAAATAATTATACTGGCGTTTGGGCTTTATACTATATTTTGGACAAAGGAGAAACCTTTGGAACTAATTACTACAAGTTCCTGTCTTATTACTTTAACGCTCAAGACAAGGGCAGGTACATAAAATACCTATTGAAGACGGAAAAACGCCAGCAATTTATGCAAATGTTTTGGAGCAAGGTTATACGATGGGAAGAAAGCGAATGCAAAGATTTACCTGGTAAAACTTTTACCACTCTTCCAGTGGCTATGAATAACCAGCAGAAAGCTGCGTATGATGAATTACTCACTGGGGCAGAGGATGAAGCGGGCGTTGGTCCCGAATTTGAGCTTATGAAGATAACAGCTGGGGTTGAAATGAAAAACTCTCCTAAGTTAGAAGCTGTTAAGGCTTTAGTGGAGGATATTTGCATTGAAAATGGAAAGCAATTCATCGTGTGGTGCTGGCTGCGAGAAGAGAGTGATTATCTACTAAAAAACCTTTCAAAATCCTTTAAAAAGTTGAATATCAAAGCTATCAAAGGGCAAGGAGGACAAGCCCAAAAAGAGGAAATTTTGAATGATTGGGCGGCTGGTAAAGTTGATGTACTCATAGCTAACCAGAAAAGTTTAGGCGTAGGAATCGATCTATACGAGGCCAACACCTGCTGCTTTTTTAGTAATAATAGAAGCCTCATCGATAGAAAACAAGCTGAAAAAAGAATCCACAGAACGGGGCAAAAGAATCACTGTACCTATGTGGATTTAGTCTGTGAGGAGACCATAGATGAAATAAACCTGGAAATAGTCAGAAAAGCAAAACGCTCTTTCAGCCAACTCACCAAAGATTCTGACCTCTTAACCCTTTTGAAAAAACAAAGAGGAAAATAAAAAGTTAAATACATTGAAAAACAAGTTGATATTTTAAGTCAACTGTCCTATACTTATATATGTTGAGGAAATAAGTCCTCGGCACTTTTAAATAAATTTTATAGGAAATATAGTATGAAACAAACTTACTCCTCAAAGGGGAATGCAATAAGGGCGGCAAAAGCTCTTGACATCGATCCACAAAGAGTTACTTTCTTTGAAAAAGACGGAAAGTGGGCGTGGAAAACCAAACGACAAGTTCACAGAAAAGGAGCCGTGCATATTATGCGCGGACTTTTAAGCAAAGATCCAGAAATTAGCCCTTCTGATGTTTATAAGGGGGTAATCGATGCTGGATTTACCACATCAATGAATACAGTTAGACGGCAAATTTGGGAGTTCCGCAGGAGTAAGTAATGGCGCTGTACAACATTAGTAATCTTGAGCAAGTAGTTACGGTTCTGGTGAGAGAAATGATGAAGTTTCTCTCACAGGATATTTACGTATATGCAATAACTAAAAAAGATATTCAGTATGCTCAGAGTATAATCAAAATAACAAAGAATGCTACGAGTTCCGCTGGAGCTCATCGGATTGCTATAACCAAAGATTATTGGCAGACAGGGGAAGAGCATCACTTGGAATACGCTTCATTTAACAAGCATCCAATAATTGGTAAAATTAAAGTAGCGAGCCATTTAGAGCATTTAATTGTCGTTGTAGCTCACGAGTTATCTCATCATGTGCAATGGAGGCTTTGCCCAGGTTTAGAAAGGTTTAAACTTGTTTTGAATACCCCACACGGACAAGTATTCAAAGAAGTTTATACAGTACTTAGAAAGGATTTTGTGAATCCTATTATAACTCAAAAGCAGTACCCAGCTTTCTTTGCACCGCTTAAAGAGTTAGCAGCAGGTAAAATTGAAGGCGATATCCCAGAAGGGGTAACGGCTTGGATAAAGTATATAGTTAAAAACAATCCTGGTATTAAACCAAAAGAAGTGTTTATTCTGATGGAGTCAAATAAGATAAAAACTTCGATGAATACCATTCGAAAACAAATGTGGTTAATTAAAAAGAAGGAGTACAATGAAGAAAGTATTGTGGATTGATGTAGAAACAACTGGATTAGACTGTAAAAAGTGCGCTATTGTGCAGCTATCTTGTATGGTAGAGATAGACGGAGAAATAAAAGGTGTTTTTGATGAAACTATCGCTCCACATAGAACTGCTGATATACAGGATAGCGCTTTAAAGGTGGTCGGCAAAACAAAAGAGGAATTGATGGAGTATCCTAAAGCAAATGTTCAATACACTAAGTTTATAAAATTTCTTAATCAATTCATTGATCGCTACGATAAACACGATAAGCTCATTGTGGCTGGATACAATGTACAATTTGATATTGATTTTATAAGTGCTTTCTTTCACAGGCACGGAGATGCTTATTTAGGCTCTTATATTTATAGAAGTTTTTTCGATGTTTTGCATTTAGTTGGAGCTCTTCGGTACAAAGGGGTGATTCCAAAGGAGGATTTAGCCACAACCAAACTTCAAGATGTGGCGGATTATTTTGGTCTAACGGATTATGCTTTCCATAATTCTTTGGATGATATAATGGCTACCAGAGAGCTGGCAATAGCGCTACTTGAAGAGTTATAAACAATAAAAGTATAATAACACAATGAAAATATTACTATTAGCTGACCTGCATTTACACCATTTGCCTCGCTGGCGTTTAGATTGGTGCGAACAATTCGTAGAAACGGTAACCAGCAAGTATGGTTATCCTGGTTCTGGTTTTGATCTTTATATTTTGGGTGATGTGCTTGAAATTCGCGATAAGGTCGATTCTCGGGTATTGAACTTGCTAATCAATTTAATTAAAAATTGGAAATCTGGCGATGTAGTATGGATGAGTGGGCAGCATGATTCCTATGTACCAGGAAGAGCCACTCTTCATGAAATCAGCGATTTTCAGCTGGATAATGGCAAAGTAGTGATTGTAGACCATAGAACCGTTGAGCACAAAGGAAATTGGTTGGTTCCTTTTCAGAGGAAAGATGAAGATTATCGGAAGCTGCTGGAGCAAGTACCAGACAATTCTACCGTTTTTACCCATTTACCATTAGTAGAAATACTTGAAAAGTATGGAGCTAAAAATGTAAAAGGAATCAGACTAAAAGAATTCGCCAGGTTCAAAAGGGTGTACAGTGGTGACATCCACAAGTATGAAGACTTGGATAATTTCAGCTATATTGGCGCTCCAGGACAAAGGGATTGGAGAGACAAAGGATTAGAAGGTCAAATTGCCACTCTAATAGATGGTGAGTTTACTCGGATCCCTACAGAACACCCAAAGCACATTGAAGTTAACTCCGAAGATGACATTCCAAAAGAAGGACTCTTCATTGTTAAAAGCAAACGAGGTTCTAATGTGCACGCAGTTAATGCCATTGAAGTGGTAGAAACCGCTGATATAAACCTTGAGAGTGTGGAATTGCGCGGTGGATCCAAATCCAAACAGGAGCAAATTGAAGCCTATTTGGAGCAAAATTCACCGCCTACTGATAAGAAGCAGGCAAAGGATTATGCTGATAAAATACTCGGAGAAGGGCAATGAAAGTAGTTGTATTATTAAGCGGTGGAATGGATAGTACTACCGCAATGAGATTGGCGGTAGATCAGTATGGAAAAGAAAACGTCCTAAGTGTCAGTTTTAACTACGGTCAAAAACAATCCCACGAGTTACTATGCGCTGCAAATTCATCCGAAGTGCTTGGAGTTAAGCACGCTATACTGGAATTGCCATTTTTACGCTATTTGAGTATTGGATTTAGTGCAAATGTGGATTCAAGCATGGAAATGCCAACGATCAAAGAGGTACTTGGCGATCCACAGCCTGTTACTTACGTTCCAAATAGGAACATGATTTTAATGAGTGTGGCTGCCTCTTTTGCTGAAGTGAATAAATGCAAAAAAATCATTACCGGTTTGCAGGTACATGATGAATATGGATACCACGATACTACTCAAAAGTTTGTTGATAGTTTAAACAGCGCACTCGTACAAAATAGAACTTGGCAGATTGAAATAGTTGCTCCATTTGTTGATATGAGCAAAACCGAAGAAATTAAAAAATTGTTGCAGTTGGATGGAAGTGCCGATTTACTCAAGCATACCATCACCTGCTATAATCCAAAGAATGGCGTTTCGTGTGCAGCCTGCCCCAGCTGCAGTGAGAGAATACAGGCTTTTATGAACGTAAAAGTCGTAGACCCAATCCCATACGCAGTACCAATTGAATGGGGTTACGATGCGAAAATTGAAGGCAGTGAGTAATGTGCGCTATCTTTGCTTCTTGCGATAAAAAACAAGTTGCTTACCTATCGGATTTAAATAGGAATAGAGGTACATCCAGCTATTCCATTTCTTGCTTTAGAGAGATGGCAGGAAAATTTACCTTGTTTAAGACCTTCAAAGACCTTGGGGAATTTCCGAAAGATTTAAATTATCTACCTACCGCTGATTATTATATTTGTCATGTTCAAGCTCCTACGAGCGGCGCGGTAGCTTTAAACCAGATCCATCCAGCCCAATTTAGCGATTTTGTGTTATGGCACAATGGCATAATAAACCACAATTCCTTAACAAATTACGCACAGTACCCATCAATAAGATGGGATACTGCTTTGCTGGTTTCACACATTAAAACAGCCATCAGCATTGGCGGCTCCCTGGCGGAGGTATTGGAATGGGTAGAGGGTTCATTCGCTTGCGTTCTACTTGATGGGAATGGGGAAATTAAAATTTTTAGAAATGCCCTGTGTCCATTGTATATAGATAAAGATTTAAACCTTTCTTCCGTAGAGTTTAGCAATTCTAACTCAGTGAAAGATACTTGCATATATGCAATTGATCCACTTAAAAAGAGCATCAAACAGATAGGAACATTCAAAAGTAGGGATTCCGTATATTACATGCAAGAATAAAAGTTAAATAGATTGAAAAAATAGTTTACATTCTTAACCTTGTGTAGTATAATTCTTATAGAAGTTTCAAAACAATTTTAAAACAACGCGAAAAACGCAGGAGAAATTATGAAGCCATACGAAATAATTGCATTATTAGAAGTAACCCCTTCCACGAACGATAGGAAGCGGATCCTTCAAGAACACCAAACCAACCAAGAATTTGTCGATGGGGTAACCTTGGCTTTGGATCCTATGCTAACTTTTGGATACCAAAAAGAAGACTTTACCACCATGTCGGAAGGAAAAGGGCTTGGTATGCCCGAATTTAAAAAACTATTAAAAGACCTTGCATCCAGGACTTTAACTGGAAATGCTGCCCAAGAAGAAATTGAGCGATTTTCACAGGGGGTAGATTGGAGAGAGTGGAATCACTGGTACCAACCAATCCTCAAAAAGGACCTCAAGTGTGGGGTAGGTCTAAAAATGGCAAATTCTGCTTGGAAAGGCACTGGAAATGAAATCCAAGCCTTTGAATGCCAACTCGCAAGCGCAGCTCCGGAAGTTGAAAAAATAACTGGAACCTGGGGGGTAGAACCAAAACTGGATGGGGTTCGATGCCTTGCTATTATTAAGCAAGGGGGAATCACTCTGCATTCAAGAAATGGGCACCAATTTCACAATTTCAAAGAAATAGAAGATGCATTAAATTGCGTTAAAGTGAAAAACGTCTTTGGATACTTTTCTATTGACGATGGAATAATATTAGACGGCGAAATTGTAAGTAAAAACTTTCAAAAACTAATGACCCAAGTGAATCGAAAGAAAGATGTGGATGCTGGAGATTCAATTTTTCATGTTTTTGATATGCTCACTATGGAAGAGTGGAGAGGGCAAATCCAAGCGGCTCACCAAGAAAGAAGTCGCTCCCTGTTTTACTTGATGCACCATTTTGGCGAAGCCTTTAAAGGAAAGGTGAAATATCAAAAACCGATCTCAATCGATTTTGATTCAGAGGAATCAAGGCAGGTTTTCAACGAAATGTTCAAGAAGATAATTATGGAAGGATTTGAAGGGGTAATGCTTAAAAATCCAAAGGCCCCCTATAAAAAAGGAAGAAATAAAAATTGGCTGAAAATCAAACCCTTTATTGAACTAACCATGAAAGTGGTTGGGGTGGAAGAAGGCACAGGAAAAAATAAAGATAAGTTAGGTGCTTTAGTTTGTATTTCACACGAGGAAAAGGAAGTCATAAACGTTAAGGTAGGAGGCGGATTTTCTGACGAGCAAAGGGAAGATTTCTGGAAAGCAAGGGATTCCATTGAGGGCGACCTTGTTGAAGTTAGAGCCGATAGTTTTACGGAACCGGATAAAAGTGGGGAGGTGAGCTTGAGATTTCCAAGGTTTCTCCGATTCCGAAATACTGCAGGTGGTGGAGAAAAAATTTAAATTACAGGAGATTAAATATGCGGTACTACTGCACTAAGACTTACGGAACGGAAACAGGGCTAAGCTGTGTTTTCCGCCAGTGGAGAGCCGACCACAGTCACTGCTCTAAGCTGCACGGCTATAGTTTGGGGTTTGAGATAACTTTTAGTTGTAAAGAGTTAGACTCGAAAAATTGGGTGATGGATTTTGGAAGCCTTAAACCAGTAAAAAAGATGCTTCACTATCTCTTTGACCATACCCTAATCATTGCAAAGGATGATCCTAAAAAAGATACGTTGCAAAACCTGACCCACGTTGCAGACCTTCGATACCTGCCCAACGTTGGGTGTGAAAAATTTGCAGAGACTGTTTTTAATCAAGTTGAAAGCATTTTGCAGATGCTGAAAAACGAAGATCAAGAAGGTGCTATAAATAAAACGGTTGAAGTTTACAGCGTTACCTGCTTTGAACATGCAGGCAATAGTGCAACCGTAAAAAGGACGAGGCTTTAATGGAAACCATTCGTTGTTTTTTCTTTACGCTGAAAAAAGCGGCAAATATAGACAAAATATTGCCAGTATTGGCAGTTTTTGCCTTCTTAATGCTTTTATTAGCAACAATAGCCTTTCCTATTGTTACCGTGGAAATTTTTAAACTATGGAAATCTTAACTAAAGCCATTGAGTTTGCCACCAAAAAGCACGGAAACCAAAAAAGGAAGTGGAGTGGTGAACCCTACACTGAGCATTTAAACAATGTAGCCCAGATAGTTAAAGGCATAGGGGCAAGCCAAGAGATGCAGGCGGCAGCTTGGCTGCACGATGTGGTAGAAGATACGGATGTCACCCATCAAGAAATAGTAGATGAATTTGGGGTCTCGATAGCAAATATTGTTTATGGGGTAACCGATAAAAGCAAACCAGAAGATGGGAACAGAAAAGCAAGAAAGGAAATTGATCGAATACATCTATCTATGGGCTGCTCAAGGGTTAAAACCTTAAAACTTGCAGATGTTATAGATAACACACGTAATCTAAAACAAGTGGATGAGAGGTTTTACAAAGTTTATAGAGGAGAGATCCTATTGCTGCTTCCTCTTTTAAAAGGTGGCAATGAATTTTTAATGGAAAAAGCATATAAACAGTTGACATTTTAAATCGAATGTCATATAATTGTATATAAGGTTGAGGAAACAATCCCAACCATTTCAAGAAATAATTAGGAAATAATTATGAAACTAAAACAAGTATTAAGTGAAGCAAAAATAGGCTTTAGAGATGAAGACGTTGATAAGTTTTTAGCGTTTGCATCAAGCGCAGCCATCGATTACGGTGTGTATTGTGAAATAACTGAAATAAAAGAAGGTGAGTTTGTTAGTTGCACGTTCAGCAATAAAGAAAAAACAAACATCAGAACGTTTTGTTTTGCTCGAGAAATGGCATTTATTGTTTCAAAAGAAAATTATGCTTCAAAACTAAATGATATGGGTAATGCTTTGAGTGCTTTAAACTCTCAGATAAACCCTAAAAATTACGTGGATCTACGGGAAACTGTGGAACTGCGCTATTTAGACATTAAAATTTTAAACAGGGTGTTGAAAGCCTTTAATGAATCAAATAGAAGTTTCTTTGTTAATAACAGAACTGCAGCAAAGAAAAAGAAAAAGCCTATGTTCTTGGTGCACAGGGGGAAGAAGAATATTTATTTCCTGTGGCAAGACAAATCCTTTTTTGATAAAAATTTAGAAAAATTTAAGGGAGAAATAGGAGAATGAATATTAAAAACATAAAAGCCCTTAGGGACCATCTAAGAGATAACGTCCCAGCGCATTTATTTGATATGCGGATTTATAGAAAAGAAGTGAATGAGGGAAGCCGAAGAACAACGGAATGTGATAGTGTAGGATGTATACTCGGTCATAGCGTTAAATTAGCTGAAGACTTAATCACAAGGTATGATAACGGAAATATAAACTTTGATGCTTGGAGTGTTGCGTATACAGGATTGAATCTCTATTCGACTTCTTGGGACTTCTTATTCGATATGGAGTGGGGTGAATGCGGTAATATTGGAAGCAAAAACCAAGCCCTAAAAAGGCTTGACTACTTCATTGAGCATCAGAAAGTCCCTGATGACTGGGATTATAATTATCAGTATTTTCTAGAAACTAAAGAGAGGAGATAAGCACAATGGAAGAACTATTTGGAGTTAATAAAGTACCTTGTTGGTACTCGGATGAGCTACTGTTAAAGTTAAATAAAGCTGGTTATGTTCACTTTGTTGCGAAGGAACAAGTCGATGTTGGAGTTTATAAAAATGGAGACCCGTTTTTCTTTAAAACGTTCAATAAAACTTACGGATTAGAAGGTATAGCAATTAAGGAATTTTGCGATAAAGCTAACAGTTTATCTATGGATGAGGCTATAGCAGTAATGTAATTAAAATAGGAGAAATAATGAATAATCTTTACGAAGTTACAGTCCTCAATGCTTACGGAAAAGAAAACCATTCCAGCATTGCAGTACCTAACACAAGACACAATATAAAAGCTCTTAATAGTGTTAAAGAAGAACGAGGAAAGAATTTTAATCTGAATATCTTAGTGAGTTTAGCTTTTGACTACAACACAAAAAAGAAAGAGTACTTTTTTAACGCTAAGGTATATATAGATGAACTTTTAATAAAAGACGAATGGAAAGAAATATACATTTGTTTAGAAAAAATATAGTGTAAGGAGAAACTATGAAAACAGAAATTATTGCTATGATATTGTGCTATGCAGCTGGACTTTTAGCAGTATCGTTAATACTGGACGGTATATCCAATGGAGTGTAGATTCTGCGGAGGCTTGGCGTTATGGGAATTTCCAATCGTAAATGGGATTTGCAAATGCACCGCCTGCGGAAGGTACGACTATGAAGACGATATCTGTACAGAAGAATTAGAAGCATTAGACATAAACGACGATTTTAATTTAAACGAACGGAGTAACACATGAAAAAAAGAAAAGAAAAAATCACACTTTGGCAAACAACAAAACAGATAGGCGCTCTGCTTTCAATACTGCTCCTCTGTTTGGTAACTTTGTTGGTTTACTTTGTATCCTGCATTATACTGAAATTAGCAGCGGCGGTTAAAATTGGCATGCTTTGGATTTTTACAAATACCAAAAAAATCGAGCATCCCTATTACTTCACAAACTTTATGTATTCTTTTTTGGTGTTTTGCGAAGAAAAAATCATCAGAAAGTTGGATAAGGCTTTTATAGAAGAGGAGGAACCAGCAAAAACTATATCCACAGATAAATGTTTTCTGGTCACTGCTGGAACTCTAAGCAGTGAAGATGTGCGCCCAATAGCTTATATTTTTGCAGAAAATCGAAACAAAGCAAGGTATATTGGGTATAAGATCGATGAAAACTGCGCTGAATATAAGGGAATCCACGCTTATAGGTGCGAGGCTTTAGATGACAAACGCTATTCGGATGAAGTATGCCTCCAGCGCCCTTCTCACGGGTTTGAGAGTTTATTAGATTGCATAAATTCTAAAGAAGATAAAACAGAAGAATACTGCGTGCTTGGATTCTTTAAAAATCTAGACTTTTTGTTTGAATTGGGCTTAGCCAGTGGGGATAAAGAAGAACCATTCGTATACGCAAAACCGCAGAAAAACCAATGAAAAAACAAAAACTAAATTTTTGCGTCTCCATACCTGGATTAACCGAAGTAATAGATCGGTTAAAAACCACGGATGCTTATAAAAAAGGAAATGCTGTAAACATGATTACAACCACGGTATATGATTCCCACACAAACCGAAAGGGGGTAGAAATAGTAAATCATGAAATAGGATCCTTTCACTGCTTTGCTGGTTGGTTGGGTACTACCTATACGGAGGAAATTGAAGCCATTAAAAAGCGCCAAAAAGAATTAAAGTGTAGAGGCTGCCACATAGCATTTACTTTTGGTAGGGATAAAATCGTGAAACTCTTAGGGTTTAATGACCAGTACCATTTAAGAAGCTGGCTACATAAAAATCCATCATTATGGGAAAATGAGTATGGAGGAAATCTATTTTCCTCCCCTCACGCTTTTGGATGTAACTACAAGAATATCACTATGAAGAAAATAGTTGAGCACCTTGAAGGGTTTAAAGCCCGCCTTGAAAACCATAAAACAATGAAAGCATGAGTACAAATTTTGAAACAATTTACCAAAAGGTTTACAACGATCCTAAACAGTCAGGTGAAGAGCCTAAGTGCTTAGGAGAATTTGAAATTATACAGGCACACTCAGATACTAAAAGGGTGGGCATTAGAAAAGAAAATGGCAAGAAATATTTGATTGAAGAGCACCAAGAAGACTATGGTGTCTATAATCAAATAATTTTAATCAATTAAATAAAAAGGAGTAGCTATGAGAAGAGCTGGCAATGCGTTTAAAGAGTTTTCTATTCCTGCCATCTGGGTGTTGATCGCTGTGGGGTTATTTGTTTTCATGCTCGTTACCGAGCCAAAAAAGAGAACTAAACCCACCTATGTGAAAAAAGAAAAGTTCGAGCAAAACATCAAAATCAAAATCTTTCAGCCAACCGACCACCCCAACTTCAGGTGTATTAGGTCTCATGGTTTTCTGACGGGCGAAAGTCTTCTCTGCCTGCCTGCTGAGTGGTTTAGTGAAAAATTTTTAAATAAAAACAACAGCGATAAATGAATGTTTTAAGTCTTTTTGACGGAATGAGTTGTGGTCAGATAGCTCTTAATAGAGCTGGCATAAAGTATAGTAACTACTATGCCGCTGAAATTGACAAGTCCGCAATAGAAATTTGTCAAAAAAATTACCCCAAAACCATTCAGCTTGGTGATATTCGCCACATCAAAGGAGATGCTTTGCCTAAAATTGATTTATTGATTGGTGGGAGTCCCTGCACTGGATTTAGCAAAGCTGGAAAAGGGTTGAATTTTGAGGATCCCCAATCAATTTTATTTTTTGAGTTTGTTCGATTGTTAAGAGAGTGCAATCCGGATTATTTTTTATTGGAAAATGTGGAAATGAAAAAAGAGTGGCAAGCTGTAATATCAAAATATATGGGGGTTGAACCAATTCTAATAAATTCGGCTCTTGTATCCGCCCAAAACAGGAAGAGGCTATACTGGACGAACCTTGAGCGAAGAAACCCCATAAAAGATAAAAAAATACTGCTTAAAGATGTTTTAGAAGGCAGCACCACAGGATCCAGGATCGCCATAAAGCCCCCATTAAAAATTAGAAAGGTTCAAAATGGATGGGGTGCGATTTCAACTTGCTTAATTGTCACTGAAGCCACCAAAACTGGATTTGTTGAAGTAGAAAATGGCTGCTGTTTTGACTATACGCAACCAAAGAGTAAAAATAGACGAGGAAGACTGATGAGGCACAAAAGCAATACCCTTACTACCTCTCATTCTTATATGCGATATGAGCATCCTTTTTATAGAAAACTAACCCCCATTGAATGTGAAAGACTGCAAACAGTTCCAGATAATTATACGAAGGGGGTCAGCACTGCGCAGCGCTATAAAATGCTGGGCAATGGCTGGACAGTTGATGTTGTTTCACATATTTTATCACACTTAGAGGAGAAAAGATGAACATTGCGAATTTGAATAGAATTTACCACCACATCAAAGGAAAGGTACCAGCCAAAAAGCTCAATTTGTCCTATTTTAGACTTAATGAGGAAGACAATAAAACAATGGAATGCAATACAGTTGGTTGTATAATTGGAAATTCCATTGTATTAGCCCCCGATTTAGTTACTTATAATGATAATGGTGACATCAATTTTTATACGTGGAGTAATAATTTTTTAGAGCTTAATCGTTGCAATTCTAAAGATCGGAAAATATGGCATTTTCTATTTAATTGTAAATGGGGATGGGAAGGCTGCACTAACAGCAAAGCTCAAGCACTAAAACGTATTAAATTTGTAATAGATCACAAAGATACGCCAAACGATTGGTGGGAGCAGCAGTTTGATTATAAATTAAAATAAAAGGTAAATATGCAAAAAAGAATAATTCAAAGTAACCCAACGTGTTCCAAGGAAATAGCGAAAAAGGTAAAGGAAGTAATAAACACTTTAAATGCTATAGAAAACACCGATGGAATATGCAGCCAGTACGGTCTCTATTACTGCTGTGAAAAAGAATCAATTAAAATCAGTGAATGCGCGGGGAATTTGTTAATCCGCATAGCCACTTATAAGGATTCCTTCGAAAAAGTACCAGAAACCGAAGAGGTATATTTGAAGGGTCATCGAGCTTCAACTCATATGGATCGAATACAAAAAATCTGCCAAGTGCTAAACAGCAAAGTAATAAGATATTCCGATGGAAAAACTGGTGACAATGAAGTAACGATTGTATTCGAAGCCCCTTGCCCAAAGAGTTTGTTGTGTGCTATTAAGAACACAAAGAATATTTCAGGTGGGTATCAGATGACTGAGGAAGAGCAAAAAAGATTGGATGATTTCTATACCAGTGCCAAAATTCCAATTGATAAGTAGAAATATCTAAAGGAACCGCTGCAAAATTTGAGCAGGAACCGCTGCAAACTTAGTTAATAACCGTAGGCATGTCTGAATTAAGATACCTCTTAAATGCAGCGAAAATAGCCACCAAAGAGCAAGGCACCAATGTTGGGCGCGAGCACATAAACATATGCTGCCCATTTTGCAATGAGTCTAAATACCACTGTGGAATCCACGAATTTGATTTGTGGTTTAAATGTTTTGTGTGTGGAGAAGGTGGTGGATGGCTCAAAATAAGGAGAAAACTTAAAACTCTCTATCCAAGTATTCCTTGGGATTCCATAAATTACAAAAAGGAAGACATCTATCTTCCAGATGAAATCAAAAAACCGCAAACTCCTAAAAAACAAGTGTATTGGAGAGAGGTACAAGAAAAGGATTTGCCGATTTTAGAATGGTTGGAAGCAAAGCCTCACTTCGAAAACATTCAAAAAAGGGATAGAGAAAGAGGATTAGATTTAGACATTGCTTTTGATGCTGGGCTAATGATTGGCACTGGAAAGCTGAATGGCTACATAGTTTTTAAAAACGGAGAAAACATCAACGCAAGGAAATACAGCAGCGATGTGGTCGGTCCAAGATGGTGGAAAAGAATAGAGGATTCCCCATTTCTCTTTGGTAAAGAGTGGGTACAGAAAATGAACCCCGAGATTGGAATAATAACTGAGGGAATCTTTGATTGCCTTAGAATACCAATTGGATATGGGGTGGCGATATTAGGATCCTCTATTTCCGAAAATCTAATAGAAGAGATAGTAAAAACCTTTGAAAATGCCCATACTTTAGTATTGGCGATGGATAGGGGCGCGAATAGAAATTCAATAACCTATATGAGGCTAATTTTGCTCGATATGGGGTATAACGTGGTGGTGCCAGATTGGGGCGCAATTTGCCCTAAAATTATTAAAGATTTAGATGAACTTTTTCTTTTTAAATCTAAATCCAAATTTTTTTCTTTTATCCAAGCTCCTCATTTTATTGAACATTCTTTATCTTTTCTATAAAGTGTTATCATCTTGCATTGTAAAATCGATTCACTATCGTAGGTGGATGAAACATTGGGGATCGTATCTATATTTTATATAGATTGTAAAATATAGAATTAAAATTTATATAAATTTTTGAAATTAAAATCTATATAGATTTTAGAATTAAAATTAAAAAGGTAAAAATTAAAATGAAAAGTAGGAAAAATATCTACAAAGCCAGAATATTAGCTATAAGTTCCCAATGTCACATGATTGCTGAGGTGGAACTCCAATTCGCAATAACCGTTAAAAGATCCATATCATTTACCGATATTGATATTCCGATTTCAAACTATAACAAAGATTGGCTTACTGAAAACCTTAAATTTAAGAATGTAAAACTTTGCATTAAGGATGAGGGGTATGGAGATTATTCAGCTAAGGTCGTAGTTGGAAACACAGACTTTAATGCGCAGCTTTTAGAGAATAAGATAGGTGTGCAGAAAGAAAATGAAGAAGTAAATTGGAACAGATGAAATCAAAAACATGAAACTGAAAAAAATAAAACTTAGAAATTTCTTCTCCTTTGGAGAAAATGAAGTGCTGGATTTGGCAAACTCAAGTAATTTAGTGCTGGTTAAGGGTTCTTTGGAAAAAGAGGATAACTCTAACGGCGCTGGAAAATCTTCCTTATTTGAGGCTGTTTACTGGTGTTTAACGGGTAAAACGGTTAGAGGCGTTAGAGCCGCCGAGGTAGTTCGAATAGGAAAAAAGGAAGTGGTGGTAACCATCGAATTTAGCCATAAGGATCACCAGGTTGAAATTACAAGGGAATGGAGTTCCAATAAGAAAGCCATTGAGTTATCCTTGGATGGAAACAAAGAAACCTTTCATGATAGCAAACAAGGCACCCAAAGGGTATTTGAAGTGCTTGGCGTTTCTCCGGAGATTTTATCTTTAGTGGCTTTCTATGGGAAAAAATTTAATACCTTTAGCAGCCTAAGTCCTAAAGAGCGAGCCGAGGTTATTGATATTTTAGCGCAGGGGCAGCAATGGGAAAAAGCAAGGGAAGTAGCTTATAAGGAATCTAAAACTTTAGAGGTTTCATATTTCCATACAAAAGAGCAATCGGATAAGTTGGTAGAAAAGTTAAGCTCTTCCGAAGGCTTTTTAACTGCGTCAAAAAGAAGGTTGAAAGAAGAAGAAGATATAAATGAAATCGAAATAAAAGAGGCAGAAGAAGAGCTAAGAAAAGCCGAGGAGCATTACGAATCCTTGGATAAGGATACTGCTCCTCCTCTTTTAGCCCATTTTGGTCAAAGAATAGAAGAAGTAAAGAAAAAGAAAGAACTCAAAAAATCAATTTTAGAAACAAACCACAAAGAAAAGACCAAGGAGATAGATGGTAAAATTGGGGAGTTCAATAAGTTGGTTCGGGAGGTTCAGGATTGCACTATAGGAATTAACCTTGAAATCCAAAAAGAACAAAACAAGGCAGCAGATTTAAGAAAGCAGAAAGGGAGGGAGGATTGCAGCAAATGCGGTCAAAAGTTACCAAATCCCCCAGACAATGAAGCCATAGAAAAAGAGGCTGTTGTATTTGATCAGAGGGAAGAAGCACTTAAAATTGAGTTAAAGGAAATGCAGGATCAAAGAAACCAGATCCACGAAGAGCTTGATTCATTAAATTCTAAGTACTCCGAATTGAGAAATGAACTTGAAAAAGCCATTTCTTTATCTGCTCAGATTTTTGATGACGAGATAGCCGAGATAAATAAGGAATACCTTGACGATAAGGCGGAAGCCGCCTCCATTGAATCCAAAATAGAGCAAGCAAAATCCAAGGTTTTGGTGGCTCAATCCCAATTGAAGGAGGCAAGGAATAAGCCATTTATGATCCAGCTTAAAACGAGCATTGAACATCAGGAAAAGGATCTCGATGAAATGCAGAAAGAAAAAAAGGAAGTTGAGGAAAAACTTAAAACACTTCATCAAGAAAGTGCCCTTTCCAAGTATTGGGCTCAAGGCTTTAAGGATCTCCGCTTTTCTGCTTTCGATAACACCATTAAGGTGTTGCAGGAATTATTAAACGCTTTTTGTATGCAGCAGGGATTAGATTTTGAAAGGATCGAGGTTACCTCCTGGAAAGAAAATTCAAAAGGAAATACCACCCCAGAAATAAACATTTATGTTATTCGGAATGGGAATAAAATGGGCTTGGATTCATTGTCGGAAGGGGAAACTCAACGGGTGGATTTAGCTTGCTTCTTTACCTTTAGTTTGCTAATAGAAAAAAGCATAGGCTTTCCAGTTCATTTCAATGTTTTGGATGAACCGCTTTCTGGATTAGATTATGAAGGGAGGCAAAAAGTATTTGATATTATAAGCGAATTGTCTAAAGAAAAACAAATATTCACCATTGACCACGATGCCAATTTTCAGGATATGTTTGATGATGTAATAATTGTGAATAAAAAAGAAGGCGTTAGCCAATTGAACTAATAAATAGAGAAGGCTATTGGGGCTGCCATAACAGCCCCAATCCCAAAGGTTATTTAAGCCTTGTATTTTCAACCCTTAAAATCTCAAAGCACGCCTCTGCTTTTTTGTTTGTCAGGGTTTTGAAATCATAGAGCTCAACGATAAGATCGCACAATCCATAAAAAGTTAGATTTGAAACGACCCGTTTTGGTGCACCCATTATTTTGCTAAGCTCAGTTATTTTTGAGATATGCAAAAATCCGGTTAGATTTTCTCTGCTTTCCTTAATTTCTATCATAGAAGTTCTTTTCATAATTATTTCCTAATTATTTATTGAAATCGCTTAGGAACCCATTTCCTCAAGCTATATAATAATTGTATGACACTCCATTAAAAATGTCAACACTAATTAGAGATATTTCTCTTTTTCTCGAGGTTTTTCAATCCAGGATATCTCTATTAAGCACTTGCCATCTTTTTTTTCTGTGCAATAAGTAAGGTATTGGCGAGGGAGAAAAAGGCTGCTGGCTTGATTTGCCAACTTTATTATTTGAGCAGCCCCAACAAAATCGCCGGTTAGCCTAAAGATCCTATTTTGAGACATGTGGGTTTTAATGAAATCGTAAAACTCCAGGTCACTTGGGATCCTGGTAACTTCGAAAGTGTTTTGTATGTTCTTCCCTTCGGTTGTTTGTTTTGGATGTATCCAGCTTAACATAATTAACTCCCTATATATTCTTTAGAAACTTCTTGTTTTTTAACTTGAAGCCTGATTTTATTTTTAACGAGTTGGGGAAGTTGCCAAAATCTTCTCCCTGCGTGCCTTCCATACCCGATTACCACAAGGTTTCCGGATAATTCCATTGCTTCGTTTTTGGTGGGGATTAAATCGTCGTACCAAAAATCACCTCTTTCATCGACCCCCAAAGTTGGCAATTCATCAAATGAAATCGAATACACATCATCATTGGACATTTCAAGCCTGCTTATTCTGCGATAACTGTATATCGTTTTCTTCTTTTTCTTCTTTTTTAAAAATACCTTATGAATGAATTTTCTTTCAATTCTATTCATAATCTTTTCCACTGCACAGTTTAACAGCTCGGCATCAAAATAATCCTTTAGGAGTTTTTCTCTATTTTTCCCCTGTAAAAGGATTCCCTTGATTATGTCTTTGGCTTCTTGCTGCGTGTACTTTTCAAACCCCCAGCGGTTTGCATCATATTTAATGTCACAAAACCGTGTGGTTTGCTCTTCAAGTTGAAATGAAACCCGAAGAAAGTCGGCGCTATCTTCTATTTGAAAAGCGCAAGGTTGAAATTTTTTCATAATTATTTCCTAATTAGTGTTTTAAAGGTGTTTTCCAAATGAAATTCAAATGAAATCAGTTTTTGCGCATCATTGAAATCTGCTTCATTTCATACGCCATAAATTTTTCTGGATCCAGATCATCGATATTGCCAAAATCTTTGTAGTCTCCCCTTCCAACTGAAATCCAAAGCATTTGGTCGCCATCATACTTTTCTGGATCCAGGTCATCGATGTTGGCAAAATAGTTACTACTATCTCTTCCAAGAGAAATTCTGTGCATTTGAACCCTACAATATTTATCCGGATCCAGATCATCGATATTGCCAAAGGCTGAATCTTTTCCTCTTCCAAGCGAAACATTAACCATTTTGCTGGCACAGAATTTTATTGGATCGAGATCATCAATATTGCCGTAAAGGGCATTTTCGCCCCTGCCAAGGGAAACCCAATGCCATTGATTGTTATCATACTTTTTCATAATAAAACTCCTCTTTAAATCGTTAAAAGTTACAGCGCGAAGGCTAAGCGATTTAAACCTAACGTCCGCACCAATAAAAATCTACTCACAAACATAACCTGGGAGTGGTCTTAGTGGGCTTTTCACCGTAGTCTTTAAAGCCTCTATTAAAGAGGTATAGGCTTCTTCCCTATAGTAATCCATATTGTACCCAATAGGAAAGTACTTAGTCTTGTACTCCTCATCATATCGATTATCATACCACAATTCCTTTGTCTTTTGAACGTACTCCTTAAGGGTTTCTAAGTTTCCTATAGTTTCTGTTCCATCGTGGTTGAATACAAAGATGACATTTTCACTTGTTATATGTACTCCATCTTCTTTATAATCAGCTTCCCTACAACAGAATTCAAAAGTAAACAAGTCAGTTTTGTATTGGAAACCCGTCGCGTAAGGTTCATTCTTCGCTGGGCTGAAATAATCTACCCTGCTGAAATAGTCCACCCTAAAGTCTTTCAGAAACATAGGAAGTTTCCAAAAGTCATTATCGCAATAGTGTTTGTTCACTTCTTTCAGCATGCTATGAGTTTCTTCAACCCAAAGCCATTCCTTATCTTCAAGTCGCTGCACAGCAATCTCTATGCAATTAGAAGTTCCACGTAACGCCTTATAGACGGCGCCGTAGTCTCTTAAACTTTGTATATTCACTTTCATAACAACTCCCGTTTTATTTATGTGGGGCGGTATTATACGGCTACCACCCCAAAGCCTATAATGTTAACAAATGCAATCAGTTTTTTCTATGGCCTCTAAACCTTCCATAGGGTCAATCTCTTCACCTGGAATGGCTTCATACTCTTCGCAAGAACCACAAAATTGCACAGTAATGTTAGATGGATAAGATTTAAAATTATAATTCTCGTCATATTTATCCACCAATTCCATTAAAATGGCATGCTTACACTCTTTACAATACCCATTGGTATTTATATCTACTAAACGTAATTTTTTCATAATTATCTCCTAATTATTGATTGAAATTGCCTGGGGAACCTATTTCCTCAAGCTATATAATAATTATATGACACCTCTTTATAAAAATCAACACCTTTTTGAATTATTTTCAAAATAAAATCCCCAGCAACTAAAATGAGCTGCCGCGGCGTATGGAGATATCCTCCATTTGGGCAGCACCAAATTTGGCTGGATCCAGATCATCAATATTACCAAATGCTGAATCCTCCCCTCTTCCAAGCGAAACATTAACCATTTTGCTGGCATTGAATTTGTTTGGATCGAGATCATCAATATTGGCGTAATCCGCGCTGCTACCCCTTCCTCGGGAAATCCATTCCATTTGGGCAGCATTATATTTGCTTGGGCACAAATCATCGATATTCCCAAACCTTGGATATTGACCCCTTCCTCGGGAAATCCATTCCATTTGGTCGGCATTGTGCTTAAACCATTTAAGATTGTCCACATTACCATATTTTCGATTGCCGCTTCTTCCAATGGCGCTGATTCTTTGCTTATTGTATTGTTCCATAATTATCTCCTAATTATTGATTGAACTTGCTTGGGAACTATTTTCTAAGCCACCTATGCGGCGGTTCAAAATTATAAACTATAATTATTTTCTGAGCTGCTTATTCAGCAGTAAATAAAACTTATATGAGATAATAAACGGTGTCGCCAAAACTATCGACAGCCGTTTTAATGCCATCACAATCAAATAAAATCTCATCTTTAAAATATTTTTTATTTGCTGTGCATTTGTATGACCTGACATTAACGCAACTATCAATTACTTGAGACTCAACCTCGACCAATGGTATGTTATACGGGTCTTCATTTGTATCGTAATTCGGGTCTTGTTTATAAGTATTTTGCCATTTCCAAGTTACGTACCCCGCAACATCTACATAACCAACGTGTTTTTCAACATCTACAAATCCTAAAACTTCATTAAAATTAGTTATAACTGCTTTTTTCATAATTATCTCCTAATTATTGATTGAAATTGCTTGGGGAACCCATTTCCTCAAGCCATATAATAATTATATGACACTGCATTCTAAAAATCAACCCATTTTTAAATTATTTTAAAAATGAAACCCAAATGAAATCCCCAGCAACCAAAACAAGCTGCTGGGGGTTTTAATGGGGATTAAGGGTTACCAGCCGCGTTTCCTTGAAATTTCTCCCATCTGCAAACCAGTATATTCAGCTGGATCCAGATCATCGATATTCCCACAATATTGATCGCTGCCCCTGCCACTTGAAACCAAAAGCATTTGGTCTGAATTGTACTTAGTTGGGCAAAGATCATCAATATTGCCATACCTTGAATCTTTGCCCCTTCCAAGTGAAACCCACCACATTTGATCCGCATTGTATTTAGCTGGATCCAGGTTGTCGGCATTTCCAAAATAGTTTTTCTTTTCCCTTCCAAGCGAAACCAAACGCATTTGTTCTCCATTATAGTCAGCTGGGCATAAATCGTCTACGCTGCCATAATGTTGCCCGTTGCCTCTTCCACGTGAAATCGCCCCCATTTGGGCAGCATCAAATTTTGCTGGATCCAGATGGTCAATATTTCCATAATATGGGTGATTGCCTCTTCCAAGTGAAACTTTCCCCATTTGCTTGGCATTATATCTTTTTGGGCAAAGATCATCGATATTGCTGAACTCTTCATCATTGCCCCTTCCAAGTGAAATGCGAGCCATTTGCTTGGCTTTGTACTTGTATGGGCATAAATCATCAATATTGCCGTATGCTTCTTTTTTCCCTTTTCCACGGGCAATTACTTTTAATTGTTTTTTGCTGTATTGTTTCATAATTATCTCCTAATTATTGATTGAAATTGCTTGGGGAACCTATTTCCTCAAGCTATATAATAATTATATGACACCGCATTCTAAAAATCAACCCTTTTTTTAATTTATTTTTATGCAACCAATAGTAAACATTCCCAGGTTGCAACGACCATACAGATTTTGAGGCTCTTTACTATCCATATAAAATTTAGGTTGGAAATTTTTAATGAGGTCCCAGTATTTGCGATTTATTCGTCGCACATCGTTCCCTATTGTTATGCTGTAACATAGGGTAAGAGTTTTGCCAGAACCCAGCCATGCAGTTTCCAACTCACTAACATCAAAATTATAATAATTTCGATCTTCATTAAAATTCGCTGCGGCTTTCCAGTCTGGATAGCCTTTAATTTCTTTTTGATGCTCGATTAAATCGGTTTTTGTAGCTGTATAAAGCCCCACAGTACCGGGCGCAGCCAGTTTATAGAATATCATATTCCCGTTACAAGAAACGCAATACTGACCGTCAAAAAGAACTTTTGTAAGTGGTGAGTCTGTCTGGTTCTGATAGATTTTTGGTGTTAGGTAGTAGAGAAATTGATATATATCTTTTGGTACTCGACTACTGGGCAAAAAATAATCTCTTAATTGCTGTAAAGTGTCGTAAGAAAGTGAGCAATCCTCACCTTCTTTTGTGTTGTTATGTAAATCGCAAAGCAAGTTTAAAAACTCATTTTTCTTTTGTGTTTTCATAATTATCTCCTAATTATTGATTGAAATTGCTTGGGAACCTATTTCCTCAAGCCATATAATAATTATATGACACAGCATCCTAAAAATCAACCCATTTTTGAATTATTTTCAAAATGAAATCCCCAGCAACCAAAATAAGCTGCTGGGGGTTTCTTAGGAGATTAAATCTTTTTGCTGCCCCTTTTCATAGAAATTGTATGCATTTGGTCGCCACTATATTTTGATGTATCCAGATCATCCACATTGCCAAACTCCTTTAGGTTTCCCCGTCCAAGTGAAATTGAATACATGTGGTCGCCTTTATACTTAGCTGGATCCAGATTATCCACATTGCCAAATATTGGATCGCAGCCCCTTCCATAACAAATATCACACATTTGCCCAGCACTGTATTTGCTTGGGCTTAAATCATCAATATTCCCATATTCTTCACTATTTCCTCTTCCAAGGGAAACCCACCACATTTGGTCGCCATTATATTTGCCTGGGCAAAGATCATCGATATTGCCATACTCTTTATCTTCGCTGCAACCCTTTGCAACCCTTTCCAATTGTTCTTTGTTATACTTTTTCATAATTATCTCTTAGTTATTGATTGAAATTGTTTTTAAATGAAATCCAAATGAAATCCCCAGCAACCAAAATAAGCTGCTGGGGGTTTCTTAGGAGATTAAAATCGATGGGCTTTGCCCCTATTGTAACTTTTCATCCTCATTTGGCTTGCAGTGTATTTACCTGGATTAAGGTCATCAATATTGCCATGAATAAGCCGGTTACCCCTTCCAAGTGAAATCCACTCCATTTGGATTTCATTGTATTTACCTGGATCCAGGTCATCAATATTGCCACAATGTTGACCTTTGCCTCTTCCAAGGGAAATACGCGCCATTTGAAGGGCATTATATTTGCTTGGGCACAAATCATCGATATTTCCCCAATCTTCACAACCTCCCCTTCCAAAGGAAACCAAATCCATTTGGCGGGCATTGTATTGGGCTGGATTAAGATCATCGATATTGCCGTAATCTGTGTTGTTTCCCCGCCCAAGTGAAATCCAAGCCATTTGGTTGGTGTCGAATTTGCTTGGATCCAGATCATCCACATTTGCGTAATTCGCATCAGGGCTTTGCCCGTTTGCAATTATTTTTAATTGCGATTTGTTGTATTTTTTCATAATTATCTCCTAATTATTTATTGAAATTGGCTGGGAACTATTTTCTCAACCCTATATAAATTATATGACAATCTTTATTAAAAATCAACCCCTTTTAATATTATTTTGATGAAATCCAAATGAAATCCAAATGAAATCCAAATGAAATCCAAATGAAATCCAAATGAAATCCAA